CGTCCTTTTCTTGACTGTTCTTAGGTCTCATGTGTCTGTTGTGTTATTAGTACTCACGTTTGTGTACTTTTTGTAATTTTTTGTGTGTTCGGACCCGCACTTTGTCTTCTTTTTTTTTTTTTTTAATGATACGGCGACCACCGAGATCTACACCTAAGCCTTCGTAAAGGTACTCAATAAAAGTTTACGTCCAATATTTGAACAGTCCCGTCCTGTTTCTCGAACTGGATGCTTTCCACAAAGGTATTAATAAACTGTCTTTTTTCATCTGGAGATAAATAAGACCAATTCAGTTTGAAATTTGTCACAATCCTTTTGATTTTTTCTTTATCTACTGTTTGTTCTTCTTCGGGTTGAAGAGTTTCTAACTTATGCGTCAATTCTTCGTAAATAGAACGTGTCTCCTTCATTAATGCAGAAAATTCTTCATCAGTGATGAAGTCGTTTGCCCAGGCTTTTTGGTACTTAGCCCGTTGATGTTCAATTTTCATTAGCTGCGCTTGAATTTTTTCTCGTTCATCGTTTTCCTTCTTTGGTAGCTCGGGAGTGTATTCGATTTTAAACTCATTCATATAACGAACGAATGCTTTCTCCATTTTACGTTCACTTACGCCAATTGATTTTCTTTTGTTTAGCGTGCATGCTTGGCAACGATATTGATTGCTTTCTACAATTTTATTATCTCGTTTTCTGTAGTACCGTGTACGTTCACTTGCTAGTCGGTTCCCGCATTGAGGACAGATAATTTTCATTTGAAATATAAAAATGCTATAGGTTTCACGTTTTTTGAAGTTTTGCCTGCTTTCCAAAAGTTTCAACAAATGTTGATACTCTTTTTTAGTTATAATTCCTTCATGAGCCCCTTCAATAATCTCATCTCTCCATTTAACAGCACCATATAATGCCGGGTTTTTCAATATCGATAAAATTGAAGCTATATGCCATTGATATCCCCTAATAGGGGGGATACCACTATTATTCAGATAATCCGCCAGTTGACGAATAGAATAACCTTCCTTTATCTTATCAATCATATCTAAAATGACTCGTTTTTCATCCTCATTAATGATTAAACGTTCGTTTTCATCTTTATCAAAACCGAATGGAGCCTTTGCAGAATATTGACCTTCTCTAGCTTTTTGAATCTGCCCCATTCGTACCCGTTCCGCCAAGTTCTCGCGCTCCCATTGTGCGAGTGCTGCCACTAAGGTGATGAATAATCTCCCCATTGCAGTAGATGTGTCGTATACTTCTGTTGCAGACTTGAATGTACAGTTGTGTTTTCCGAATAATTCCAGCAGCTTGTATAAATCCACCACTGAACGGGTAAGGCGATCCAAACGATACACAAGAACAGTGTCGATCATTCCTTCTTTGATATGTTGGAGCATCAGCTGAAGTTGAGGGCGGTTGGTGTCTTTTGCAGAAATACCTTCATCAACGTAAAAGCGAAAATCGTTCCAGTCTTGGACTTGGCAGTATGCTTTAAGTTTTTCACGTTGAGCGGAAATGGAGTACCCTTCTTTTGCCTGTTCCTCTGTCGAAACACGAATGTAAATACCTACTGCCATTCGGATTCCCCCTAAACAGAATATATGTTCGATTTATTTGTCTAAAGAAAAGCCCTTGTATAGGGCTATATGTTATTTATTATTTGCCAATTGCAACATTGAACTAATTACCTGCCAGTTTGCGTAAACTATACCTGCAATACCAATAAGCAATGTAACTACTGAGCCTATAATAAAGTATTTTAACGAATCTACACGTGAATGAATGGAATCCACTCTTTGTGTAATATTTTTCATTTCACCTTTAAGTTCCATCACTTCTTTATTAACTGATTGTATTGCATCTGATACTATTTTTTCAATTCGTAGTTCACGTTCTTTTGCTTCTGATGAAAATTTTTCCATCTGTTTTTCAAAACGTTTTTCCCGTTCTGTAATTTCTTTTCGAGTTCTTTCTTCTCGTTCTCTCATATCTTGTTTTAATTCGGTAAACAACAAATTAAAGTTATCGTTGTTATTCATATGCTTTTCAACTCCTCTATGGGTTGATTCATCTATATCGAAATGTATGTCGAATGGTTGTATGTCATAAACAGCTTCTTTATTAAATTTTATACAATATCCATTCGAAATAAAACCATCTGGATTTTTCTTCGTTGGATCATTTAGTATACGCTTTAAATCTTCTGGTAATTTCTTCAACTCTTCATGCTCGGTTTGATTTAATATATGTATATTATCAGCATGTAGATACTTTACTTCACTCATTTAGATCATCCCCTTGTTTGCGTGGAAATACAGGGATTTCAATTTCTTTTGTATTTTCGTCATCGATCGTTACAGAAATTTTGTGAATTCCGGTCTCTTTAAACAAAACATTGTTAAAATTTATATTAATAACAGCTGCATGTACATTTTCTTTTGGATCGAATCTAAAATTTATATTGTTTGTTTTAAATACATTATTACCATTAGGACTAATTATTTTTACAATAAAATTATGATCTTTATTAGCTAATAAATTGAACATAGAGAAACTAACAGTAAATGAAAATTCTCCTGGTATATTGTAAGGATTCAAAGATGCAAATGGTTTTTTGATTATAATTTCTCCATTATGATTAAAAGCGTCATTGCTAACAACAATAAATCCGATTTTAGCCATTACTTTTCCTCCCCATAGTTAAAAAATCTTTGATGTTTATTGAAATGAAAAGCCCAAAAGGGCTTAAAATTATCTTTCACACGCCCAGCCATCTTTATCTCGATCGTGCTTAGGTGCATATGCTGGATGATCAGAAGGTACTCCCTCTGGATATTTTTTACGCAATTCAGTACAGTTTTTAAAGTATTCAGTTCCTCCAGATGATGAAGTTGCTGAAGATCCTGAACTAGAGTTTGAGTTGTTACTGCTATTGGACGATGAACGGCTACTTGATGATGTATTCGAACTAGAGTTGTTTGAAGATTGACTACTGGATTTCGGATCCAAATCGCCTCTTGTTGTTCCGTTTTCACCGTAAGCCCACAGACCAACTTCTTTTTCTCGTGCTTCCCTGGCAAATTTTCTAAAGTAATCTGCATATTTTACATCTGGCGGATATGTAGATGGTTCAGCATAACCATTCAAAACAAGATTAGCATTGAACATTTTAGATCGGATTTCGGATTCATTCATATCATCATTCGGAATTTGCAGCCAAACGATTCTCAATAACCGGCCATATCTGTCTGTTTCTGAAACATCTTTTTGCAACCAAACTTGCTTACCGGTTAATTTGGATGATGTATAGTTGCTTGCTTCTTTTCCGTATTCTTCGGTTCTTGTTGTGGATTCAGGAGTGTTCACGCCAATTAACCGTACTTTTCTTCCGTCAGTAAGTTCGAAAGTGTCGCCATCAACAACTCTGGCAACAGTGGCAGCTACTAGACCAAGATTTGCAGCTTTTTCTTTCTGTTTTTTCTCAGCTTCTTGTTTAGCTTTTCGTTCAGCTGCAATTTTTTCTGATGCTTCTTTATTCTTTGGCTCAGAAGCTACCTTTTCAACTTCTTGCTTATCTTGTTCACTGCTTTTTGATTCTTTTTTAGCTACCTCATTTTGATTTTTTACTTCTGAATTAGTCTCAACAGCTTTTTCTTTATTGGTATGATTTACTTCGGTTTCGCTATCATTTCCAGTAAAAATTCCTATTAAAAAAATTATAATGAGTAGATAACCAATTACAGCGGTAACTTGCTTCCATAGTTTACCCGAACGAAAACCAAAAATTTTCTGGTAAAAAGCTCTAGGTATTTTGGTGAATATATCTTTCTTTTCTCCTTCTAAAAATTTTTGCACTTCTTTTCCATGATTTCCTGTAACGAATTTTATACCGTCAATGCTAAAAATAGATTTAATAGCAAAATGATCCACTTCGCCGATTTTTTCAGTCGGCCAGGAAATTTCACCAGTTTTTATTAACTTCTTTTCTTTTGATAACATATAAGTTATAAGTCCTTCTTTAGTGAAAGCCCCATACTCACCGGCATTTAATTTTTCTCCGATGCTAGCAAATTCAATTAACCAAACGTCAGGATGCTTCTCTTTTATTAACCGTTTAATTAATTGACTATCAGATTCTTTTTGTTGTCCCACTTTTAACACCTCATTTCATAATAAATTAGAATCAAGTCTATCTACCTATTAATTTTACAAAAAAATATAACTATAATAACTTCTCCATTTCAAGTAATAACACTTAATCATTCAAACCACTCAATACTTCCTAGTTTGTTTTTAATAGTGACAAAGCCATCTACACGTCGATTGAATATTAATTCCAACCGATACTGCGCAAATTCCTCTGTTACAACAAAGTAGTCGGCAATATCTGATATGAGCACTGCTTGTTCTGCAGCAGCAACATACACATCTTTTAGGAATCTTGCAGGCATAAGTAAATACGCAGACATTCGTTTTGCTTGGTTTTCGGTTTTTGCTATGAAACTCCTATCCATATTCAGTTGAGAAATATAGTGAGCATATATATGGCAAAACTCCTCAGCAAGAAGGAGCTTTTTTTCGATTGCGTCTAAACCGGAACGCAAATAAATAACTCCTCGTCTTCCTTTTTTTCCAGGAAAGGAGCAAGCTTTGATTCCTTCAGGAACTTCTTCATCAAGGAAAGGCTTGTCCAATGGCACAATTCGAATGCCATATCTCCAACAAATTTCATACATATCGATTTCGTCGGGATATCGATAATGAAAATGCGAAAGGACTTTTTCAGCCCGTTCTTCCCAATAATCATGAAAGGTTTTCGGTAAGAAATTTTCTAGATGCATGAACTTCACTACCTTTTGACATAAATAAAAAAGCACCTATGATTTTAGAAAGTCTAGGTGCATCATCTTTGTTGCTAAAAAATATAACATTAATCATCAAGTTCGCCGAACCCGTCTCCATAATCTTCATCATCATCTTCCAAGAGGATTTTTTTCATTTTATAAAGCTTAAGAAGCTCTTTCACTTTGCCTTCTGGATCAGAGGCCAAGTCATGAAAGAGTGCAGGATGTTTTTTGAGTTCTTCAAATAATTTTAATTCTTCAGGAGTTAGTTCTATTTCTTTTCCAGAAATTTTAACAATTTCTTTTGGAGTGGGATTGTCAGTTTTACCTAAAAGGTAGTCAGTTGAAACGTTGTAAAATTCTGCAAATGCTGCAATCATTTCTGGATCAGGTTTCCGATCTCCAGTTTCATATCGAGATAATTGAACATTTGATATTCCTAAAGATTCTGCAACTTTTTTTTGGGAATAGTTATGTTTATCTCTTAAATATTTTAACCTTTTGGCTAGTATACTCATTTAACCATTCTCCTTATTTAACATCACCATAATTTTACCACTTACCAATTTGGTAATAAATAATTTTGCCAAAAAGGTAAAATAAATATTGACTTTGCCAAAATGGTAATATATTATTTAGTTAGGAGTTACCAATATGGCAAATCAAGGAGGTGCAAGACATGAAATATAACCATAAAAAAGTAGATTTGAATAAGATAAAAACATTGCGGAAAAAAGCTGGTTTTTCACTAGAAGAAATGGCAAAATTACTTGGTTATGAAAGCCAAAATGGATATTACTACCTAGAGATAGGTAGAAGTAAATTTCCAGCTGAAACTCTTGCAAAAGTAGCTGATATATTAGAAGTGCCTATTAATGAACTTTTTTTTGAAGATAAATTTGCCGAATTGGCAAATGATCAAACAGCCTAACCAAGATAAATAAGCCGCAACTATTTTCTTACTATCATCGATTACTAGCGGGAGGTGAGCTGATGAAAGTCATAGTCGTCAAAGGTGAAAACTTTGAAAAAGTCGTCAAAGAAGCGCAAAACCATTTTTTTGATTTCTTGACACAATACACAAAAGAAAAGGAGGCGATCTGATGAATCAACCCTCAGAAGAAACAAAAAGAAAAATGGTCGAGTTCTTCATGAGAACTTCGGTTCCAAGAATCCTTGCTGATATGAAAAAGCAAGAACAAGAACAAAAAGAAAAGGAGGCGTCTTGATGAATCAGTTGCAAGTATTTAAACATCCAATGTTCGGAAAAATAAGAGTTTTACCAATGAATAATGAACCGATTTTCAACTTATACGACGTTGGTTTTGCTCTCGGTTATACAAGACCGAATAATAACGGGATTACCTATTTAAGAAAAGACAAACTTGTTAATATATGCGAATCACTTGATATTACTGGTGTGACACCGAGTGTCACAAATATAAAGATCACAAAAGATATTGATTTTGAAAATATCTACATTAAAGAAAGTGATCTTTATGAACTCACTCTAGAAAGTAAAGCGAAACACGCTAGAGAGTTCAGAAAATGGGTTACCAATGAAGTTCTACCGTCCATCCGAAAAACAGGCGGCTATGTAGCGAATGATGATCTTTTTATAGAAACCTATCTACCGCATGCTGACGAACAAACAAAAATGACTTTTAAAGCTACATTAGCACTTGTCAGAAAACAAAACGAACAGATTGAAGTTATGAAGCCAAAAGCTGAATATTTTGACGCTCTCGTTGACCGAAACTTACTTACGAATTTCAGAGACACAGCAAAAGAATTGCACATTAAGCAAAGTGAATTTATTAACTGGCTTCTTAGTAAAAAATATGTTTATCGCGATCAAAAAGGCAAGTTAAAACCTTATGCAAAATATGTACCTGAACTTTTCCAACTTAAAGAATGGGAGCGTAACGGAAAAGCGGACGTTCAAACCCTGATCACACCAAAAGGGCGAGAAACTTTCAGGCTATTAATTAATAAAGCTAGTTAAATAGCTTGTTACAAATATAAAACAATTCCAGACAACAATAAATCAATAAAAAATGACGAAAGGGAGATGAGAAATGAGCATTCTTGACGCAGTTTTGGATTACGGGAAGGAAATGGGGGTGAGCCAAAAGGATATATCCAGTTCACTGCACATTGACCCTACGTACCTTTCCAAAATGAAATCAGGCGAAAGAAAATGGCCTGAACATCTTGATCCGGCAGCGTCAAAGATGAACTGGCGAGTAGCTTTACAGATCATTGATGAGCGTACAGGCGGGTGGATTAGGAACCGATTCAAGGAGGTTGACCCGCATCCTTCAGCGCTGAAAGAAATGCTATTTAAAGAAATCAGAGAGGCCGTACAAGCCCTAAATGAGGTTGTTTTTGCGGCGAAGGATAAAAGTATCTCAGAGCTCAAAAACGTCCAAAACGAGCTTAGAGACGTGCTAGAAATAGGTGCTATTCTGTATGGCTCTATCGATGAACTCTTGAAGGAGGAAAGAAAGCAATGAACACATATGAAAAGCGGTATTACTCAGAAATGGCAAAAGAGATGCAGTGTGTCAGAGATTTGATGATTGATGTTGAGGGAAAGACGATTGACAAAGATTATGACACTGCAATTGAACGATGTTACGACATGATCCGTTCTTTGAAAAAAATGAAAAGTTTGCATATTGAAAAGCAGGCATTAGACGCACTAGTTGCAGCAGGTTTCAGGGTGCTTGGAGGTGTGGAACGATGAAATTGAAGTTTCCGAACTTGGACAAGCTGACGGATATTGAAGCAATTCACTGGTACACAAAGACGGTGAATCAATTATCAAAAGAAGGAAAACTAAGTGAATTCCGTGACGAGTTACTTGCTTGGAAAAAGCAAATGAATGAAAGGTTACTTGAGAGCAGAAAGAAAGGATTGGATGAATGATGGACTGGCTACATTTCATCTTGGCATATGGAGGTTTATTATTCGTGATCGGTGGATCCTTGATCGTTTGGTATTCAATAGAAAAATAAAAAAGCAGCAAGCAAAAGCTTACTGCAAATACAGTCTACTTTCATTGTATGACAGGGCTTTTGCCCCTGTCAATATGGTCGGGAAGAAAAACCCCCTATTCCGCACATCTCCCACTCCCCACTTCCTGGCCATATTGATGCGGGCAACGCATCAGAAAGGGGTGAATTGAATGGACAAGCATATTGCGTACTACACAAGAAAGGTCGCAGAACAAGGCGCAATACATCCTACAAAAAGGGATGAGCGCTGGTTAAGAAGACACAAAAGATTGTTGAAGTACAAAAAATTATTACATGAAAGAATTTCAAAGGAGGTCTAAATATGTTAGAACATCCAGCGATCACGAGAACAATGAAATACGGCTATCCTGAGCCTGAAAAACCAGTGAAGGTTGACCGTTATGGTACGCCTCTTGAAGGGGAGAGGGTTTTTATCGATTGGAACAGATTCGAGGAAGTTCATATTGACAACTTGGAAAGATATTTAAACGAAATCTACGGTGCAGAAATTGAACTTCCAGCCAAATGAAAAAAACTCGCCATTAAGACGAGTTTAACACCTCAAAAAAATTTTCGTATACGGTTATTTTAAATCATTTACCAATGAAAAACAAGGAGGGCTATTAGTGAAAGAGATTCGGTTGTTAACTCTTACCTTAAAAAATTTTAAGGGAATTAAAAATTTCACTTTAAACGCTAACGGTGAGAATGTTCGCGTATACGGCGATAATGCAACTGGTAAAACAACGTTATTCGACGCATTTATTTGGTTGCTTTTTGACAAAGATTCGAATAATCGAAAGGATTTTGCCATCAAAACCTTAGACAAAAATGGGAACGTGCTGCACAACCTAGATCACGAAGTAGAAGGCGTGTTTTTGGTTGATGGGAAGCAACTGACGCTGAAAAAAGTGTTCAGTGAGAAATGGACCAAGAGACGCGGATCCGTACAGGCGGAATTTACCGGGCACACCACTGATTATTTCGTTGACGGCGTACCAGTGAAGAAAAAAGAGTACGACGAATTGATTTCTAATCTGATTGACGAGGATGTTTTCAAATTGCTGACATCTCCGACATACTTCAACGAGCAACTGAAATGGCAAGACCGTCGGAAGATCCTGCTTGAGGTTTGCGGTGATATTACAGATGAAGAGGTCATTGCAAGCAATAAGGATCTGGCCGAACTATTAGACATCTTGAATGGCCGGAGCATCGAAAACCTCAGAAAAGTTATTGCTGCACGTAAAAAAGAAATCAACGATCAGTTGGAAAAAATACCGGTAAGGATCGATGAAATTCATCTAAACATGCCTAAGATAGACGGTTTAAATAAAGCGGCTTTGGAAGATGAAATCTCTCAATTAAACTCCGAAATCGATGAAAAGATGACTTTGATCAGCAACATCCGGAACGGAAACGCGATTTCTGCAAAGCAAAAAGAGATTCAAGAAATCGAGATTGAGTTGCTTCAAATCAAACAACAGCATGAAGCTGGTTCCAAAGATGAATTGTACAAGCTGAAAGCTCGTATTCAAGAAGAACAGTCGAATTTAAGTATTCTTCAACAGAAAGCTGAAAATCTTAAATATCAAAAGAAATACATCGATGAAAACATTCAATCTTTCGAAAAACGTTTAGAAGAATTGCGTCAAGAGTGGCACCAAATCAACTCAGAGGAATTCAAACATGAAGTAGACTGCACTTGTCCAACATGCGGACAAGACCTCCCCGAAGAACAAATAGAAGCAGCGAGAGAAAAAGCTCTTGCACAATTCAACCTTTCCAAAGCTAGAAGACTTGAAGATATTCAGTTGAAGGGTAAGCAAGGTAAGGAACAAAAAGAGCAGTTTATTGCTGAAAACGAGAAGCTTACAAAAGAGTATGAAAAGCTTTCAAACCAAATCAAAGAAAAGCAAGACCTCTTAAGCAAGCTGAACAATCAATTACAAATCGTTGAAAGCACCATAGTAGATGTAACGGAAAATCCTCAATATGTTGCTAAATTACAAGAAAAACAGCGTCTAGAAAAAGAAATTGAAGAATTGAGACAATCGGCAAATGAATCAATTCAATCTATCCAACTCGAGATAGCTGATTTAAAAGCGAAACGTGATCAATTACAAGCGGATCTAGGGAAATTTGCTTTAGTTTCTCAGTCAGAAAAACGCATCCGAGAGCTTGAAGAGCAAGAACGCGAACTAGCTGCGGAATTCGAAAACCTCGAACATCAACTCTATTTGACCGAGGAATTCATTCGTACCAAGATAAATTTGCTAGAAGAAAAAATCAATTCGAAGTTCAAATATGCGCGTTTCAAATTGTTCGAGCAACAAATCAATGGTGGGCTCCAGGAGGTTTGCGAAACGCTTTATGAAGGAGTTCCATACGGTTCAGGGCTTAACAATGCAGCAAAAATCAACGTCGGACTTGACATAATAAACACCTTGTCAGAGTTCTATGGTTTCAAGGCCCCTATATTCGTCGACAACGCAGAAGCTGTCACTAAGTTAATCGATGTAGATTCTCAAGTTATTAGCTTGATTGTTTCTGAAAAAGATAAGCAATTACGTGTAGAGCTACCTGAAAAACAAATGAAGGAGGTTATCTAATATGAGTAACAATCAATTGGCATTAGTAAAAAAGGATGTTGTGGATGTTGTAGCAACGAAGGTTAGAGAGTTCCAGGAACGTGGAGAAATCCACTTTCCTGCGAACTATAGTCCAGAAAATGCAATGAAAAGTGCATGGTTGATTTTACAAAGTACGGTTGACAGAAATAAACGTCCTGCACTTGAAGTTTGCACAAAGGACAGCATCGCAAATGCCCTTCTCGATATGGTTGTTCAGGGGCTGAATCCGGCGAAAAAACAAGGATACTTTATTGTCTATGGAAATCAATTAGTCTTTCAACGTTCTTATTTTGGAACTATGGCAGTTACGAAACGTGTTACTGGAGCTAAAGAAATCAATGCCAATGTCATTTATGAAGGTGACGAAGTAAATTACGAAATAATCAACGGTCGAATTACAAATCTTTCTCATAAACAAAAGTTCGGAAATATCAATAAAGATAAAATCATTGGGGCATATGCAACAATTGTTCTTCCTGATGGGGATGTGTATTACGAATTAATGACTATCGATGAGATTCGTAAAGCGTGGAGTAAATCCCAAATGTGGGGAAAAGAACAAACAGTCGAGAAAAAAGGTAGCACTCATGATGAATTCAGGCAGGAAATGGCTAAGAAAACCGTTATTAACCGTGCTTGTAAGAAATTCATGAACTCGAGCGATGACAGCAGCCTTATTATTCATCATTTCAACAGGCAGGACGAAATCATCGAGGAGGCCCAAGTTCAAGCAGAAATTGAAGAAAATGCCAACCAAGAAATCATTGACATTGAGTATGAAGAAGTGGCCGAAGAAACACAGCACGAAGAACAATTAGATCAAACAGAGACTGTCCAACAAGAAATGCCACTAACAGGCACAGAAGGACCAGGATTTTAAATGATCGAGATAAACACACTTGCTACTGGGAGCAAAGGAAACGCTTATCATGTCACAGATGGGCATACTTCCTTGCTCCTAGAAGCAGGGATACCATTCAAAGACATTAGACGAAAGTTAAACTTTCAAACATCAAATATTGCGGCTTGCTTAATCAGTCATGAACACAAAGATCACTGCAAGGGTTTAAATGATGTCTTAAAGGCGGGAATCGATTGCTATATGTCTGCTGGAACAGCAGAAGCCATTGGGGTAAAACATCATCGAATTAAGACTGTTGAAGCTAAAAAGCAGTTTCAACTTGGAACATGGACTATTCTGCCGTTCGATGTCCAACATGACGTATCGGAGCCTTACGGGTTCTTATTGATGAATCAACAAGGTGAAAAGCTCCTATTCGCCACAGATACATATTACATCAAGTACAAGTTTAAGGGGCTCACTCACATCATGGTCGAATGCAACTACTCTTTGAAAATACTGAATGAAAATATTGCTACTGGTCGTGTACCAAAAGTGATGAGAAAACGTTTGTTACGATCACATTTCAGTTTAGAAAACGTCAAAGATTTTTTGAAGGCTAATGATTTATCAAGAGTACAGGAAATATGGCTGCTGCATTTAAGCGACAACAACAGCGACGAAGAATTTTTCAAACGAGAAATACAAGAATTGACGGGGAAAATGGTCGTCGTACCTTAAGGAAGGGGTGAAGAGCAGCATGAACTATATCAAAGAGCTTAACGCATTCTATGATTGGCTCGAACTAAATGAACTGTCACCATCAGCAATTAATTTATGGTATGCATTAATGCACATAAATAATAAGGCTGGATGGACAGAAACATTTACGGTGGCCGAATCGGTGTTATGCGTTAAGACAGGATTAACAGATCGCACCCTTCGAAAAGTTAGGAACGAGTTGAAGCAAAAAGGAAGAATTGATTTTATTTCCAGGAAAGGGAAAGCGCCTATTTACAAAATTATCCCTTTTAACAGTTCGGAACAAAGTACGGAAAATAATTCCGAACATAACAAAAGGTCGGAAATAAATTCCGCAGTTCGTTCCGAGGTTAGTTCCGAAGTTAGTTCCGCACCTAGTTCCGAGGTTAGTTCCGCATTAATTAAACATAAACAAAACGAAACAAAACAAAAAAATAAAGAAGATGAAGAAGACGCGCACACGAAGAACCCATTTCGTTTTTTTGAACAAAACGGATTTGGAACAATCAGTCCGTACATTGCTGAAAAAATCTCCATGTGGATCGATGATTTGTCGGAAGAACTTGTCTTAGAAGCTATGAAAATAGCTGTTGAAAATGGAGCTCGTTCTTGGAATTACGTTGAAACCATTCTTAGAGACTGGGCAAGCAAAAAATTAACGACCGTTGAACAAGTTCAAGCTGAACGGCTAGCTTATCAACAAAGGAAAGCAAAATATCCTAAGGAACCAATAAGGCAAGAACTAGTACCGGAATGGGTATATGATACACAAACTACAGTTGATGAACCTCAAAATATTGCAGACTTTGAGGAAGAAAAACGGAAGCTTCTAGAAAGAATTAAGAAATACAAGAGTGGTTGATCCTATGCAAGGAATTTATATAGCTTGCGAAAATCTCAATTTTGTTTGGGATTCGAAAGAAGTGCAGGAATTTGACCGGCTTTGGAAAGAGCTGAAAAAGGATGGAAAAACATCGTTTGAGATCGTGCAAGAACTTGCTGAACATTTTGAGCGTGATCCAGACGAAGTGGCGATATTAGCGATTTGCCGAGGTCGGAAAGGACGCATTTGAATCATTTTCATGGGGGTGTAGTAGGTGATCAATGTCGGGGATTGGGTGAAAATCAGACTTGCTACTATCCAAATCTTTGGCTATGTAGAACACATTTTTAAAAATGACGATCTTCAAATTCGAAGAGTATACGCTATTGACGAAAACGGAAATAAGCGAATTTACAACCCAAAATTTAACTATGGACTGTATGAAGTTGGCAGGGTAGAAGTTTTGAAAACGGAGATCGGCACAGAAGACCTGAATGAGCTGATCAACTTGGCACTTGATATGAACGATAGAGAATGGTTCATGGAACTAACGAAAAGAAAGGAGGCGCAGCATGGCAGTTTTGAAAGAAGCTGTAGAGAAGCGAAAGAAGTTTCTAATTGATTGGCTAATTAATCACGAAATTTACGAGGCGGAAGATGGTCGGCAGCTGTACGAATTGACTTTAGGTGAGTTGGAACACATGTACATTTATGAGAGATGCATGATCGGAAGGGAGATGTCAAAGATTGAAGATTGAAACCATTTCTTTTAGTCAGGAGTTGAAGCGGCAAATTCTCATCCGTCAGTTAATCGATCTCGGTATACATGAACATCAAGGGCAATCCATCTATGACTTGGATTACTATACTTTGAAACATATTCTCGCAACTCAAAAGGCGGTGCAATCGTGAAAACATACACTCTGACTTATGCGTTTTTTGCAATGCTTAGCGTTTTTACTGGTTTGGTAATAGGTTTTTTGATCGGAATATTGTTTTAGGAGGATGAACGATGAATCTATCAAAGTTGTTTGAGCTGCAGCGCCAGCTGGATGAACGAATCATTCGTGAAAAAGAATTAGAAGGAAAAGACCTTCTACCAAACACGATTTTAGCTTTACAAGTTGAGTTAGGGGAATTGGCAAACGAATGGCAGGGATTCAAACATTGGAAAACGAATCCACAGCCAAAACCGGGGATGCTTGAGGAATACGTGGACTGCCTGCATTTCATCTTGTCGATTGGGTTGGAGATCACAGAGCCGGACATGCTCGACCTTAAACGTTGGAATTTAACCAAAGCAGACAATATAACCGAACAATTTTTGTGGCTTATGGCCGATGTGGCCGAACTATATAACGGCTTATGCAATGACGGTTTTAACAAATTTGATTATGAGTTTTTGTTATTGCGATTCATTCTTTTGGGCGAAATGCTCGGCTTCACATGGGAACAGATCGAGGCGGCATATCTCCAAAAAAATGCAATCAACCATGAACGTCAAGAATCGGGTTATTGAGGGTGATGGAATGGCAGTCAGTTATGCGAATCGAGGTATGAGCTTTGAACATCTGATTGAACACGCTAATGCTCAGTATAGGGCAAAAGGGTGGGCACTCGTTCAAAAAGTAGCCACCCCATGGAAAATCATTCGGAGAGGAAAACAGATTGTCAGCGCCTTTCCAGAGAAAAAGAGTACGGTTGATTTTATTGGAGTAGCAAATGGCAAAGCAATAGCTTTTGACGCGAAAAGCACAAGGGAGCGAACTCGTTTCCCTTTGTCAAATATAGAAGAGCACCAAATGTTTTTCCTTGAACAGTTTCATAACCAAGGTGGACATGCCTTCATCTTAGTTGAATATGTGAAATTTAACGAAGTCTATCTCATTCCACTTTTAAGATTAAGAGAATATTGGAATACAGCTATGATGGGAGGTCGTAAAAGCATTCCGTATGAAGAAATGATTTTATTTCCACGCATTCGATCTGGCAGAGGGATTGTATTAGATTACTTGGCTGCCATTAAACAATAAGTTTAGGAGGTTGGTTATAAAGATGTCTAACATTGTTGATCTTAACAATTTTGCAGATGGTGCTGTAGCTGAACGTTTTAATCAAGAGTTGCAAAAGGTTTTAGAAAATATCGCTGACCCAAACACTGATCCTAAAAAAGCAAGAAAGGTTACATTGACGGTAACTTTAAAAGCTGACGAAAAACGTGATCTAGCAATGGTTAGCGTACAAGCGAAGTCCACTCTTGCTCCTGCAATGGAAGTAGAAACAAAGCTTATTTTGGATTATGACAGCAACGGAAAAGTAACTGGTGCCGAGTTAAAAAGCGGGATAAAAGGTCAAACGTATATCACCGAAGACGGTGAAGTAGCAGATGACAAGGGGAACAAAATTGTTAGTTTTAAATAAAAAAGTACTGGAGGAATGAAAAATGATTAAAGAAGCGCTTCAATATATCGTTGGTTTAGGAAAAGCTAATTTATTTGATGAACATGGACAAATTTTTTCGGACAAAAAATTGCATCTTATTGAGCAACCGACAGCGGAAGCAATTCGTGTTCGCAGCCTTTCCGGTTTAGTAGATTACTTGAAATCTGATTTTGATAATTACGATCGTTTAATGATTCATGTTAGCAGCCCGACCACTGTTGTTTGTTTCAGCCAGTTGAACAATGATTGCAACCGTAGCGAATACATCAAAGCAGAAGCGATGATTCCTTCATTCGATTTCGACCGTTGGTATGACACAGAAAACTTCAACATCAAGCTGCAATCCTGCTTTGTGAAAAATGAAGACCGTGACATCATGTTGAAAGTCGTTGGAAACATCAAAGAGGAAACGGTTAGCACTGTTGGTGATGATGGAGTTTCTCAGGCAGTTGTCGCAAAAACAGGAGTTGCAACAGTTGCAAATGTAAAAGTTCCAAATCCGGTTGTATTAAAACCATACCGCACGTTCGTCGAAGTCGATCAACCAGAGAGTGAGTTTATCTTCCGTATGCAGAGCGGACCAAGATGCGCTTTATTTGAAGCAGACGGCGGTAAATGGAAACTTGATGCGATGAACAACATCAAAAACTATCTTCAGGAGGAACTAAAAGGATTAATCAGCACTATCATCATTATTGCTTAAAAGAAGGGTGGTAGCATGACTAGTCAGGTTCTAATCATTGACGATCGCCCAAAATGGATGATTCGTGAGGACAAGCTGATGGCGTGCATGACACGCTGTCGCTTGTTCCGGAAATGTAGTAGCAGGATGGGGAATGATTGCAAGCATTTAGGAGGAACGGAGATTCCAAAGGTTCGGGGTTGACTCATATTGCGAAGCAAGAAGGTGATCCAATGGGCAAATCACTACGGAAAATCAAACGTGGCAGGGAAACAATTGCTTTTCCTGCCAGCAAAAATGGAAAAGTGGCTGATCAAGTCATGCAAGCATGGAACAAGGGATTTTCAGCCGGTGCCAAGCAGCAAATGAAACAAGACACAGAAATCATGATGGAATGGCTAGGGCGGTTAGAGGAGATCGAGGGGATCGGTCCGAAAATGGCGTGGAGAATCAGGGAGCATTATTTGGAGTTTATGAGGGAAAAGAGGGATCGGAATGAGCTACAGAATGTTAGTTCTCGCAAAAAAGATAGTGTCGGAAATGAAAGATTTTTACCAAGTCAATGAACCCATAAAAGTGGAAAAGTCAGATATTGAAACAATCGAATGGCTCATAGAGCAGGCGGAGAAAGCGGAATATTACGAAATGAAATATGAGAATACCGGTGCTATTTTCAATCGCCGGCACATGTTAGACAAGATTGAACGGTATGAGAACGCAATAAAAGAATGCATCGAACGGATGAATGAAGGCGGAGCTGGAACGAGAAGTTTTGTATATGAAAAATTGACCGGAGCGATGGAGGGAACGGAATGCATGGGAAAGTAAAAGTCTATAAACTTTCTAAAGATGAGCTAGAACGTATTCGTACAGGCTGGAAATGCGATCTTTCCAATAGACCGAAAAGGATTGGCGTTGTGGATTGGAAGTGGAGAAACGGAAGAAAGAAAGTAGCAAATTAAAATAAAAAGCCAGGATCTCTCCCGGCAATGTGGGCTAACTTTATTATAGCACGGGAGGGGTCTTTGTGAGATTAAAAGAACTTAAAATTAATCCTAGTACTATGGTGCTAGAGTTGAATATAATGGAATTAAATAACAAGGCTATCGTAATTTGTGATGGTAAGGTAAAAATAGCTGATTTACCATCTCACGGAGAAACAAAGATCATTACCCATCAAGGAAAGGTGAAAAGGGTTAAGTGGGATGAGGGGGAAGAGTTTTGAATTGGTTTGGTTTAGGTGAATCTTTTTGGGGAGCACTTATTGGAGCAATTCTTACAGGAGTTTCAGCCATTTTTGTGATGGGTAGGCAGTTGGTTTTTCAACGAAAGATAGACGATAGAAAAAGATTGGAAGAGTATTTAAAGGAAGCAAGGGTTTTAAAATACTATTTAGAATTACTCATAACTTCCACTAAATCTTTTTCGCTTTTAGTTTTAGAAAATGAGGATTTAGATTCATCAGACCCAAGATTTAAAAATAAAATTGAAGAAAATTATGGTTATGCCGAAATGTACTATGAAGATATGGAGAAATACTTAAATATAATTAACGACATCGATCACAGATATATTTTAGAGGAAATGTTTCAAACATATTTGGAAATTAAATATATATGCGAACAAGAGGTGAGATATTATTCAAAACGTTTCGTGGACAGACAAACTTTCGGTACGGGTGATTTACTTAATGATGCTGCCGAAAAATTGAACCAGTTAAAGGAAACATTATCTAAAAGTATCGACTCGAGTGAAAAAAGATTGAGCAAGTTAAAGTAATAAGTTCTACCAGCCCTCTGGAGGACACTGAATGACGCTTAGGCGTTGTTTGGTGTCCTTTTTTATTTTGAATCAATAGCTTTGCTCACGGCAACTGAATTACCCAAAATGATGGATTTTGGTAACCGAAAGGAGATGAAGTAATGAAAGTTAGAGTGACTAATGACCATTGCAAAGGATGTTTTTGGCTGTTGAAAGGTAATGTTTGTCCGTTTGTCAGATGCGTTATGTGGTTTGGGTTTACTCCAACAAAGAAAGGAGAATGATCATGATTGATCTAATCCAACAATATAGTGACGCTTTGAAGCAAGCTAGAAAAATGTATAAAACGGCCAATGAAGAGGATAAAAAAATCATTTCCGGTATGATCTCTGATTTGGTATATGCGTTGGAATGGATGAAAACAAGTCGAATGCCAGGAAACAGAAGAGGTATTGAACGGAGAGCAGCTTATCAAAGGGAAAAACCATTTGATCCGTTACTAATGCAAAGATATTTCAGAAGTACAGATGAAGATGTTTATGAGTGGGATGATCATCTGCAAGAACATAAAATTGATGAATGGGATCGTCAGCGAATTGAAGACGCTTTGTCTGTCCTCACGAAGAGGGAAAGAGAAGTATATTTGATGTCCAGAGGCCACTGCTTATCATACAGTCAAATTGCAAACTATTTATGTATTTCAAAGGGAGCCGTCCAAACAATGATTGAACGTGCGGAAAAGAAAATAGCTGAAAGAAAAACTGAGAGCCTCTTCTGCCTTTGTGGGTGAAGAGGCTTATTTTAATTTAATTTATTTATATAAATTATGCTTATCGATCAGTTGCGCCAAGATGCTTCTTTAATGCATCCTGAAGAATTTGAGAATAATTTACATTATGTTCTTTCGCTAAATCATCAAGCCATTTTGGAATAGTTAAGGTCTTTTTCACAGCTTTGTTTTCCATCTCATGTCGGAAAGGAGGCATCCATACCTCAACAAAAACGATTACTTGATTGTTTTCTGTTTGAATTTCTGAAACTTTTGATGGTGAAGGAATGTTTTCGTTTTCTTGTTCCAAGCCATATAAATGTAATGCCATTGCTTCTTTAGCCATCTTAAAAGCCTCTTCATCTGTATCACCACAAGTAAAACAACCTGGAAGATCAGGAAATTCTACAGAAATTCCGTCGTCAGCATAGCTAAAGATGGCCGGATAAATATAACGATCTTTTTTATTTAATTTATTCATTTATATTAAACCTCCTTAAGGGGGGCTAATCAAGCCCCGCCTGTTTGAGAATACTTTTTACTGTTTTAATCGGCAAGTTCTTCTTTGGGTGAGGGACGGTGACTATTCCGGGCTTACTTGGATGTTTAAACTGATGATGACTACCACTTGTTCTTACTATGTACCATCCTTCTTTTTGTATCATTTTTATTAATTCCTTTGAAGAGTAGCTCTTCATTTCCCTCCCTCCTCGATTATATTATAACACGTATTATTATACGTATCAATATTATTTTTAAATTTTTTTGATTTTTGTATTACTATTGCCACCTAATAGTGAAATTAGGATAGAAAATAAATTTTTGAAAGGAGCAAAAATGATGACAACTATCATAAATGTGAAAGATTATGGTGCTGTTGGGGATGGAATAACAGATGATACTCAGGCTATTCAAAATGCTATTAATGCTGCTTTTAATAACAAAAGTTATATTAAAGGTGTTTCAGGAGAAACTTATTTAATTTCTTCTATTAATTTACCTGCAGGCTTTTATGATTTCAGAGGAGTTACCTTTTTATCTAATGGCTCTTTAAGTGGAAATAGTTATGTAATTAATTGTCAAGAAGGAGTTAATGTTAATGAATTAAAAATAGTAGTACCTACTACCAATACTTTAGAAAGAGTTCTTTCAATAAACAGTAATAGCATAATTGATTTTATAAATATTATATCTGAAACACAACATTCTAACAGCAATGATTTATTAGATTCATGTGTCATTGTCAGTGGTAATAATATACACATAAAACAAATTTCGATTAAGAATTTCGATAATTCAGTTTGTTTTTATGATGTTACTGATAGCCATATCCAGCAAATTAACTGTGAGAATTACAAAAGAGGGGTTTATATAAGAAAATCCGCAAACCTTTATATTGACAATTTGCAAACAAAAGGAAAATCTGTTACATCATCCTACACAGCTGGTCATAATGGTTTATTAATTGAGGATTCTGAATTAATTTTTATAAAAAACACTTTTATACAAGATGCTGGGGAGCATGGAATTCGTATTGGCGGAGTAAGAGACAAAACCTACTCACAATCTAATATGTATTTCGATAGTATTATTACCAAAAGATGTGGTGGATGTGGTTTTAAGGTTTATTCGGGAGCAATTAACGATTCTCCTACTACTATTAGATATATAAATATAAATAGTTTGGTTACAGTAGACTGTTCGTATAATCAATCACCGGCTAGAAATAAAGATGGCTTATATATCGCTAATGGCGCAGATATTAAAATTAATAATTTTCGCTGTTATACAGAAACTACAAATGTCTCTAGTTATAGTGGTATATATCTTAGTGGTGTTGATCGATTATACATTGGTAATGTTGAAATCAGAGGGTCTGCCAATACCGGTATAACGATTGATTTAAATTATGGAAGGGTTAATGAAGTGTTCATGGACAACGTCAATATAAAAAGTGTCAAGAACGAAGGGATACTTATAAATCATTCTGGTGAAGTTCTAAGAGACTTGATATTTAAAAATGTCTTCATTCGTGAATTCGGAACAAATTATTATGGTGTTAAGGTTGTAGCTAGCTTAATTTATCAACCTGTGTTGTTTAGTGGTTTTGTTGCCAAAAACAATTCTTTAGGGGCTTTTACTTCCAATGGGTCTTTCAATAATCTATATAATAACTTGACATTGTTAAGTTAAATTAATTATTCAACACCCTTCGGGGTGTTTTTTATTTGGAGTGATTTTATGCTGAAAAGAGCGAGACGATTGTTTTGAGTTAAATTCTGTCTTTTTTTGTCGAAAATATAGAAATTTACCCCTTTTGTTGTATGATATTGCCGAAAGGGGTAAAACGAAATGGAGTTTATTATTCTTCTAATTTTTGCATTACTTTTATTAGGAATGTACTTTTACTTTCGCGGTAGAATACAGTATTACGAAAAGTTAATGGAGAACTTTAAAAGTGAAACAGCTGCCACTATTTTAGAGCATAACAATCAAATTTCAGTCTTAAAAGCAGAGCATGATGCTAAAGTAACTCAAATTGAAAATAGGCACAAAGACGAGATAAAAAAACTAAATGACTATATTGAAAACATTAGAAAATTATCTAGGAATTTTGGAGAAATTAATACCCACAACACTTTAGAGGATATAAAAAACAACTTAGCCAAACAGGAAAAGATTAACCCTGATGACATGATAATATTGCCTAATGTGTTTATTCCGTTTAAAACAAAAGATAACGTAACTCAATCACGCCAAATTGATCATCTTGTGCTCATGTCGTCTGGAATTTACATAATCGAAACCAAGTATTGGCGAGGGAAAGTGTTGCATGGTTTATCAAAAAGGAATGCTCAAAACTTCTCCTTTATTATTGATTTAATTAATCCGTCTTCCTCAGTCGATGAAGTACATACACTTGTATTTTTGCCTTGGGATAATGGAGAAAATGGTGAATTAAAGATTGTTTCTTATGAAAATCCTGAGAATCAAGTCAAGCAAACAGCTGTAAAGTTAAAGGAATTCCTTGAAAATCATTTTGGCAGAGTTGGCTATGTAACACCGATAATTTATTTTGGCTACAACAGCAATGAAAAAAACGGTGTAGTAGATTATTCAAATGACAAATACACACAACGTTTTACATCAAGCCAGGAGTTGCTAAATTTTTTTGAGAGACAAGCAGAGATAAAAGAAAAAACTTTTTCTTTAGATGATTTAAGGAGAATCAAAGAAATAATTAATAAAGCAAACTATTTGTGAAAAGTACAGAGTTTAGCATCCTTCGGGTGCTTTTCTATTTGGTATTGAAGGACTCCTTTTGTAAAATTTATGACAAGAAAAAAACAAAAAGGAGTAAAGATATAATGGAAGTAAAGTATATAGAAGATAACCGGGAGCATCCAGCATCAATTGATAGACACCCAGATTTGTGTCCGATTTGTAATTTTAATGTTGACCCTATTAGAAAATTTGTACACAAGGTTAAAGGAAAAGGAGAATTGCAAATAACTTTTTTATGTCCTAAACAAGATTGTAATAATCTGTTTATTGCATATTATAGTATTGAGGGAATGAAAACGGATGTTCGTTATAAACTAAAGCGGACAAATCCTAAAAAGATAATTGAGAGAAATTTTGAAAACGAAATAAATGAATTATCTAGTGGCTTTGTAAAAGTTTACAATGAAGCAAAAGCGGCTGAACAACATGAATTACATAACATCGCTGGTATGGGCTATAGAAAAGCATTAGAATTTTTGATAAAAGATTTTCTAATTTTTAATTATCCAGAAAAGGAAACAGAAATAAAAAAGAAAATGTTAGGGTCATGTATACAAACTTATATAACTAATGAAAGAATACGTCAAATTGCTGAACGTGCTTCGTGGTTAGGAAATGATGAAGTACATTATGAAAAAAGATGGATTGATAAAGATGTTGAAGATCTAAAAAAATTAATCGAGATTACATTGCACTATATTTCTATGGAAAGACAAGCTGACAAGTATATAAATGAAATGCGCAAATAATGTGAACTAAGAAAAGGCACTATTCTAGTGCTATTTCTTTTGCTCAAAAACAACTCAATTCCAAAGGAGGAGTTACCCAAAGCAACTATTGCACCAAAAGAAAAGCAGAAAAAAGAATTCACGAGGCACTGCCTAATGTCAACGGATGATAGAAATGGCACAGATGACACGAAATTGATTTCTTGATTTTGCGGGATTTATCATGGGAGGTAGGACTGAGCGGAAGTTTACTCTGATATTTTAATAAATTAATGCACCACCTTTCGGTGGTGTTTCCTTTTTCTTCTATTTTGTTTATAATTGATAGAAAAAAAGGAAAATAGGGGAAAATCATGAAGTTGGATAGAAAAGATACTAACTATATTATTGGAATATTAGTTGTATTATTAATTTGCACTCTTTCTGTAGATCTATCAGGTTTTAAGAATTTTCCTAAGTATTTGTCTTTTGGAGCAAACTTAAGTTCACTCATTTTGTCGATACTGGCTATAATATATGCGTTTAATCAATCACAAGAAGCTACTCGACAGAATGAGAGAGTACAAGATGGTTTGGCAGATATTAATGCTAAAATATCTAGTTTATTAAAAATACAAGATGAACTCATTGCCATTAAGGAAAATATCAATAACCAAATAATAGAACTTTCATCTTCGGTACGTGATTTTAAAGAAATATCAGATAGTGTTCAAAAGATTGTAAATCAATTACAAGAAAATAACGGCACTATATCTGACGAATTGAAAAAAGAATTGAAAGAAGTCATAAAAAAAATCGACAAATATGAAGATAAAAAATCAATTTCCATTGAATCAAAAAGTTATTCTCCATTTTCTTCAAACACGGTACCATATGTCGATCTTTCAGGTACCATTGATATCAATGACATCCTTAATAAGGATAGGCAGTGGAAAAAAGAGCCTTCACAGATTAAAATCACTAATACAGAAAAAGAAATAAATTAATGGAGCACCCATGCGGTGCTTTTTCTTTTGCCAAAAGCATTTTTGTCTTACGGATGCCACTTTATAATGAAAAAGGTTTAGAAAATTGATTTGTCACCTTGCGGTGGCGTTTTTTGGTTTTTGAACCAAAAGATGCAGGAAAATGCCTCCTTTTGTCGAATTGTGTTGGCAGAGGAGGAGATGCTAGTGTCAAAGATAAAAAAAGTAGGTTTTAACTTTTTTAGACCGATAATTAAAATGAAGGATGATGAGACAAAACTATTTAATTTTAAAGACATTTTTGAAAAAATCCGAGGCGAATATTCACAAGCAAAAGAAATAAATGATTTAGAAACTGAAAATCATAAATTGGTTTATAATTACAACGGTGAACCGGCCAGGCTTTCAAGTATTGAAGTTGATGTAGATACGGAATACTATCACCTGGTCTTTGAAAGATTAAATTATCAAGTTCCTACTCGTACAACTCTACATGGTGAGTCACAAGCGTTAGATTTAGATGATGATGAATATATTGGATTTGAAGTAAATGTATTATACGATCCCTATCATCAAATATTTATGATACAGAGGAATAGAGATTCACTCGGACCATCTGGAATAGAAATATTTCTAAGAACTATTATTGATAGATATGTAGGTCAGATTGACGGAATTTTTAATCTTGCTATTGTCTCTGATACATCTGCCAAAAAAAGAGCGTTTAATCAATCAGCATACCGTAAGATCCATATAAAAGTAACTGGTAATAAAGCTAATGGTATTGTGGAAAAATTTACGAAAGGCGGTAACAAAGGTGTTGATTCAGTTGAAATAATTTTCAATTCAAAAATAGAAAAGGCTGAAAAAATTGACGAGGATTTCGCTAAAAAAATATTGGATGAATATATTGACGACCCTGAAGTTCAAAAGCTCCGTATTCGTTCTAGAGAAAATGAGGATGATGTTGTAGAGCCAATTGATTTAATCGATCATAAACTCCAAACTTTTTGTGAGTTTGATTATCGGGAAAATCGGCATTTAAATCCAATAAGTGTCTTCGAAAAAATGAAGCTTAAATTTGATATTGAGGATGGAGGTTTTAAAAATAAAGTGTTAAGGGAGTCTTAATAATGAGAATATCATATAAAGTTTTTGGTGTCTCATTAATTATTTCAGTAATTTCAGGAGTGCTAGTTTATAAATTTACATCATTATATAAAATTGATGGTTTTGATAAAGCATTAGAAAGCGTTCTGCAATTTTCAAGTATTAGTTTAGGCTTTTACGGCACGTGTATGAGCGTATTAGCATCAATTTTTAATACAAAAGTTGTTAAGGGAATTATGAAAGATAAAGAAGATAGAATGGAATTTATAATCATAGCTTGTTCAACATTAATTATTGGTTTTTTAACAGTTATTACTACTATTGTTTATCAGGTAATGATAGAGAATAAAAATGTAAGTAATTTGTGTTTGGATTTAATTAGTTCTTTTTGGTCATCAGTATGTGTAATGTTTATATGTACGATTTTTTTATTCACCATCATATCATTTTTGATATTCTTCAATAATAAAGACGAAGAATACAATTCGAACAATGTTTACAATCCTCAATTGAAAAATAATAGGAATTAGGAAAAAATTAAAACATCAAAGCACCCCTTGAGGTGCTTTTTCTTTTGTCCAAAACAACTCAAATATGACGGAGGTGGCGGTGATGTGACGTGGCAAGACCAAGAAATCCAAAAAGAGATCAAGCATTCGATATTTGGAAAGAGAGTGGCGGAAAAAAGAAGCTAAAAGACATTGCCGTCGAACTGGGTGTTTCAGATTCACAAATTCGAAAATGGAAAAATCAAGATAAATGGGATGAAGCTTTGAATAGTAACGTTACTAAATCAAAAGGTAACGTTACCAAACGGAAAAGGGGAGCGCCATTAGGTAATAAGAATGCAGTTGGAAATGAAGGTGGAGCGCCTACAGGAAACCAAAACGCATTAAAACACGGCTTCTTCTCCAAATACATTCCAGCGGAAACTCTTGAGATCATGGGAATGCTGGATGAAAAATCACCAGCAGATTTGATATGGGATCAGATCATGATTCAGTACGCAGCAATTATTAGGGCGCAGCAAATCATGTTTGTTAAGAATAAGGATGATCTCACAAAGCATTTAAAAAGGGAAAAATACACGGAAAACACAGAAGAAAGAGAGTATGAATTGCAGTTCGCTTGGGATCGCCAGGCGAACTTTTTAAATGCTCAATCAAGAGCCATGAGTGAGTTGCGAAGCCTGATCAAACAATTCAACGAATTGGCCCATGAAGATGATGAGCGTCGATTGAAGTTGGAGCAGATGAAATTGGGTATTGAGAAGACGAAGGCAGAGGTTGCATTGATTAGTGGCAGCGATGATGAAAATAATTCAGAAGTAATCCAAGATTTTATTAAAGCTACTTCTCCGAATAAACAACAACTAGAAGAATTGTTTGGTGATGAAGATGCGGAAGATTAAAAAACGTAAACCAAAAGCGTTTTTATTTAAACCATTTTCGCCCAAACAATTAAAGCTATTATGGTGGTGGAAGGATGGTTCGCCTTATAAAGATTATGATATGGTGATTGCTGACGGTGCTATTCGTTCCGGTAAAACAATCGCCATGATATGTAGCTTTTTGCAGTGGACGCAAGAAAACTTTAAAGGTGAATCATTTATCATTGCTGGAAAATCAATTGGAGCTCTAAAGCGTAACGTTATTAATCCTATGCTTCAAATATTGACTGCATGGGGTTGGAAATACGATTACAACCGTTCAGAAAACTATATTATCATTGGATGGAATACTTATTATTTATTTGGTGCCAACAAAGAAAATTCCCAAGATACGCTTCAAGGTTTAACGGCTGCTGGAGCACTAGCAGATGAGGTTGCACTGTTTCCGCAGTCATTTGTAGACCAAATGATTGGTCGTTGTTCTGTCGACGGAGCAAAAATATTCATGAACTGCAACCCAGGATCTCCATATCACTTTGTTAAAACTGAACTGATTGACAAGAAAAAAGAGAAACGTGTTTATTACCTGCAATTTAATATGGATGACAATCTATCGCTTTCCCAAAAAGTGAAAGAACGTTATAAACGTATGTTTAGTGGCGTTTTCTATCAACGCTATATCCTTGGGTTATGGGTAATGGCAGAGGGATTAATATACAGCATGTTTAACGAAAAAGAACATGTTGTACCTTCTCATCCAAGGCAGTACAAGCAATACTATATATCTTGTGACTACGGAACACAAAATCCTATGGCATTCGGTTTATGGGGGTTATGTGATGGTATTTGGTATAAAGTGAAGGAATATCATCATGATGCCCGCAAAAAGAATATCCAAAAGTCTGATGAAGAATATTATGAGGATTTAGTTGAGTTTGCAAACGGTCTTACGAATAGGATTATCGTGGACCCATCGGCAAGCTCTTTTATTATTCTTTTAAAGAAAAAAGGTTGGAAAGTAATAAGAGCTAAAAATGATGTGCTTGAAGGAATAAGGAATGTTGCCTCGGCTTTAACAAGCGGGTTAATCAAATATTGCGATGTTTGCAAAGAAACCTTCCGTGAGTATAGTTCATACGTTTGGGATGAAAAAGCTCTACAACGCGGCGAAGATAAGCCGTTTAAACAAAACGACCACCAAATGGACGCTGACAGGTACTTTGTTAATACGATTCTATTCGGTAAAGTCAAAGCAAAAGCTGTTCCATCCTTATACTAAATTGAAAGCGAGGTGAAGCCATGAAACGTTCAACCATACAGATGAATGTCCAAGAAAAATCCATACCTGATGTCATAAAAAAAGTACTCGAATGGCATAAGCCTCATCGTGAGAAGATGATAGGCTTATACAATCGTTATAACGGGGAAGGGATACCGATTCAAAGTAGGGTTATAAAAGATCCTAAAAAACCGAACAACAAATTAGTCCATGATTATCGAGGTTACATCATCGATCAAGTTGTTGGTTATCTTTTTGGAAAGCCCATCGTTTACCAGATTGATAAACGAGGCTATGAGGATAGCCAATATAAAATATTGAAGGATAAGCTATCTGATTTTCACGTTTTAAACGCTATCGAAGATTTAGACGCTGAGCTTGGGAAGATTATGAGTATTTGCGGCTATGCCTCCCGGTTGCTTTACATCGATCCGGATGGGAACGAACGTGTAATGAATGTTTTTCCATGGGAGACAGTATTCATTGAGCAAAAAGGAATTATAACTAATGGGATCCGTTACTATACAGTAAAAGACAGCCAAGATAAGGATGTAATAAAGGTTGAATGGTACGACGATCAAAACGTTTCTTTTTATACACAAATCAATGATGAATTTTTGTTGGATCCGAACGAAAAAACTATCCCTCATTTGTTTAAATTCGTTCCACTCATTCTTTTTTCAAACAATGATGAGGAAAAAGGAGATTTTGAGAAGGTTGAAACCCTTATTGATGCATACGATAAAATTCGGAGCGATAGCACAAATGAGATTGAGACGTTTGCGAATGCTTATATGGGGTTCAAAGGTGTACAGATTGATGAAGAAACCATCGAGAAGATGAAACAAACAGGCGGCATTGAGATTGATGAAAATGGCGATGTTTTCTTCATCACGAAGAATATCAATGATACCTTTGTTGAAAACAACAAGAAAACGCTCAATGAGGACATTCACAAGTTTTCTGCCAGTGTAGATATGACTGACGAAAAATTTAGTGGCAGCGGTCAAACCGGTGAAAGTCGAAAATGGAAAATGCTTGCACTTGAAAACAAAGCAGGTAAAAAAGCACTTAAATTTAGTAAGGGATTGCGTCAACAATTTAAGGTTCTTTGTAGTGCATGGGAAAGGAAAAATATTAATTTAAATTATCTCAATATATTTTGGGAATTTAAGAGAAATGTTCCTATCGATCTGCTATATATCGGTGACTACGCATCGAAAATGAAGGGAATTCATTCGGACCGAACGTTGCTTAGCAACATTCCGTACATTGATGACGTAGATTACGAGTTGGAATTAATGCAGCAGGAACGTGAAGGCAGCATTGATTTAGATGATTTTGATGATGAAACAAAAATTGAGGAAGGGGAGACGATTACAAATGGCTGATAAAGTTAACGGAAAAATCACTAATATTGAGTTGGAAATGGCTTTAGACGATATGAAAAGCAAATTGCCATATTTTATCCAAAACGTTGCATTGAATGCTAAATTGTTAAAGGCTAAGTATGACAGTTTGTTAGATGCCGGCTTCACAGACGAGCAAGCGATGGATATTGTAAAAACTCGCCCGTTGTATGAATGATTTTATGGAAAGAGGAAGTGTAATGGCTGAAATTGTTTCTCTAAATAGCAATTCTGTTTCCAATTTAATTCATAAACTCACCGAATTGTATCATGATGGGCAGATTGAAGGATTGGTAATGGGTGTGAAATTAACGTCGGGTGAGTTTGTGTGTGGTTTTACCAATACTATTAGTTTTCTTGAAAAGCTAGGACTTTCTCAAGCAATTATCAATGACATTCAATATGTAGCAAACAATAAATAGCAACTCATAATGAGGGGCTTTTTTTATTGCCTTTTTTCATGTTGCAGGCGTTAAAGAACAACATGAAATAAAAATTGAACTTTGCGGGGGCAAAAGCAACCGTGAAGGGCAAGGAGGATAAGAAAATGGAAATCAAAAAGCAACCGTTTTATAAATCTATAAAACTTCCGTTACGTCTCAATCTTCAATTTTTTGCAGAAGGCGGCGACGGCGGAGAAGGAAATCAAGCAGGACAACAGCAAGGAGGAGAGGGAGGGCAACCAAACGGACAAGGAGACGAACCTGGCAACACACAAGGGTTGCAATTGACACTTGATGTGGTGCAGAAGTTCGTCAACGAAAATGACGATGCAAAAAAGTGGCTGCAATCACTCACGGATTCACGCGTGACAGAAGCGATCAAAACTTATGAGAAAAAGACACTTCCAAAAAAGCTGGAAGAAGAGATTGCAAAACGCTTCCCGCCCGAAACCGAAGAACAAAAGCAGCTGCGTGAGTTGAAACAAAAACTTGAGCAAATCGAACAAGAAAAGATTCGTGAATCATTGAGAAACAAAGCATTGTCTGTTGCGACGGAAAAGCAATTGCCAGCAAAACTCGTCGATTTCTTCATCGGTCAAGATGAAGACAGCACGATGAAAAACCTTGCTGTACTGGAAGAAGTGTTTTCTGCCGCAGTGCAACAGGCAGTTGAATCCAAATTCAAAGAAGGCGGCCGTAATCCAAACCCAACTACACCGCCAGGACAACCACTCACAAAAGAAGCGATTGAAAAAATGACTCCCGAAGAAATCAACAAGAACTGGGAGCAAATCGAAAAATTCTTACAAGGAAAATAGGAGGTTTGATGTTATATGGCAATTAATAACTTTATTCCTACAGTTTGGAGCGCTCGCTTGCTTCAAAACTTACAAAAAACACTTGTGTATGGACAAGCAGGTGTTATTAACCGCGATTATGAAGGAGAAATTCGCAATTTTGGTGACACTGTCAAAATTAATAACATTGGGCGTATTTCTGTTGGTGATTACACAAAAAACCAAGACATGGACGATCCGGAAACACTAACTGATGAAACGCGCACCCTTGTTATTGACCAAGCAAAATATTTCAACTTCCAAGTGGATGATGTGGATAAAATCCAACAAAATCCAAAACTCATGGATGAAGCAATGAGAGAAGCGGCTTATGCGTTGCGGAATGCTGCGGACCAATTCATTGCTTCTCACTATGTTGATGCGCTGCATAAAATTGGCGACGATACTACTCCAGTTGAGCCAACAAAAAACGATGCGTACGAATATCTTGTTGACTTGTCTGTTAAATTGGATGAAGCAGATGTGCCGGAACAAGGCCGTTTCGTAATTTTACCCCCATGGTATGAAGGCTTAATGCTGAAAGATGATCGTTTTGTAAAAGCAGGTAATTTGCCTTCTGATCAACGTTTGTTAAACGGTGTAATTGGACAAGCAGCCGGCTTTTTAGTCTTAAAATCTAACAATACACCAAAGGTGCCAGCAAACACTGAGAATGGTGTAAAAGAAAACTATAAGATCATAGCAGGTCATAACATTGGCTGGTCTTTTGCAGAACAAGTAAACCAAGTCGAAGCATACCGGCCAGAGAAAAGATTTGCTGATGCCGTGAAAGGATTGCATTTATACGGAGCAAAAGTTGTACGTCCTGAAGCATTGGCTGTATTAAGTGCTCAACGTCCAGCATAAGGCTGTCTAGTTAATTGACAGCCTATTATTTTTGCAACAGGAGGTGCATGGAATGTGGGTTAGAAATATCAAGACTGGCCACGTTTGGTATGTTTCTGAAGGTCAAGGTAAACGATTGCTTAAAACAGGAGGTTATGAGGAAACGGAAACTCCTAAAACAAAAACAAAGCGGTCACGAAAAAGTGATGTAAATGAGCAATCTGGATAAGTCAGCCGAAGAAATTGAACGGCTTGTCAATGAACGTGTAGAGGCATCAGAACTTGCTATTGCTACTCAATATGCCGTCACACTCAATGAAATTCGTAAGATGCTGGCTAAACTCTATGAAAAATATGAAACAGGCGGAGTTTTGACATATGCTGAAATGGCAAAGTATGACCGTTTGACAAAGTTTATGAGACAGATTGATAGATTACTAGGTATCCGTTACAAACACCTGAAATCCCTCATTTACGAAGTTTTAGGCGATAGTTATATTGATGGGTACTATCTCACCGCATGGGCGGTTGAAACCGATACATTAAACCGTCTTGCATATTCTGCTGTTGCTGCAGAAGTTATCACTGCAATGATCGAAAATCCCATTAGCGGACTGACTCTATCCGATCGATTAGAGAAGAACAGAGCTAATATCGTCTACACCATTCAACAAGAGATTACGCAAGGACTGGTGAAAGGTGAGACATATGGAAAGATGGCCAACCGAATCAAAGGTGCTCTGGAAGGCGATACCGTAAAAGCTATTAGAATTGTAAGGACAGAAGCCCATCGGGCCAAAGAGAGCGGGAAACTTGATGCGGCTATTCACGCTAATAAAAATGGTGTCATCATGATGAAAGAATGGAACACTATGCAAGATGAGCGTGTTCGTCCTGGTAGAGGTATCGGGAAGAAAGACGCTAAACATGCAGCCGATCACCGAATGCTAAATGGGAAAAAGATCCCGGTTGAAAATGACTTTGTAGGCAAGCTCGGAAAAGGTTCAGCACCTGGACAATTGGGACATCCGGGCGAAGACATAAACTGTCGCTGTTTTCTAACTTATTCCGTGAAACGAGTAGAGAAGGTTGACTCAAAAAAACTTGAAAGTATGACATTTGAAGACTGGAAGGAAAATAGACTAAGCGGTGCGAAGAAAAAAACAAAAAGTGATATTGAAAATGAAATTAAACATGGTATTATTAATGGTAAATATAACCTGAAAATGAAGAAAGAGAGTTATGAGAAACATTTAAAAGGCCATAAACGTTTTATAGAGTACCAGCAAAAAAATCGAGCAAAAGGACTGTTTGGACCAAGTTATCTAACCATCAGTGCAGAAGAAGCACAGGAACTAATAAACAAGTATGCAGGTACGGGAATCCTTGAGTTTGACCGTAAGGGAAATTGGACAAACAAAGAGATAATCCAAGTTGATCGAGATATAGGTGTTCATGTGTCATTATCTACTGGTATTGAAACCCCGAGCAATTGTTTTAAAATACATTATTCGAAATCAGGTACACATATCGTACCAACTCTAATAGATTAGGGGGTGACTAACGTGAAATTATGGGAGTATGACGGTAAGGTCGTAATTGTTTATACAAAGGACTCGGAATCATTCAAAGGCTTTGCCACCTATAATGACAAAGAAGATTTTGAGGAAGAACAAGATAGTTTATCTATTATGTTGCCCGATAAATCCAGTAGTATTTGTATATATGAAAACGAAATTGAAAGAATTGAGGAAATCAGCTAAACACTTACGCTCTGTAAGTGTTTTTTTGTTTATCTAAATATAAAAAGTGGGTGAATATATGACATTAGAGGAACTGAAAATACGCTTAAAAATCCCGCTGGAGGACACGACACAGGATGAATACTTACAAGTGGCTTTAGATGATGCGATTGACTACGTAAAGGAATACTGTCGCCAAACCTTTGAAGAAGGTCTGCCACCGGCGGTGAAACAAGCGGTTGCGAAACTCGTCAAAGCATACCAAGAAAATAGCAACATTGCTTCTATGTCGATGGACGGGTTAAGTAAATCCTTCTTTGAAGGCAGCACAATGAACGAGGTACATCGATTGTTAAAACCGTATCGAAGGGTGCGGTTCATATGAGAGCGAGAGTAACAATCAAAGATACAAACAACATGGCCAAGATTACGAAAAATCTAAACAAGCTAAATAAAAAACGCATCAAAGTTGGCGTTTTTGGTGATGACAACTACAAATATGGCGATGATGCCAATATCGTAACCATTGCGCGCGTTCATGAATACGGAGCAACGATCAAACCGGTAAAGGCCGAATGGCTTACCATTCCACTGATTCCGGAAGCGAAAGGAAAGAAAGCAGCCGATTTTGGCGATGAATTGTTTTTCTATCAAAAAGACAGCAACAAAGCATTTTTGGCTCGAAAAAGAGGGAACAACATTCAAAACGTGTTCCTTTTGCTGAAATCGGTCACGATACCGGAACGCTCCTTCTTGCGTAGTGGTTACGATGAAAATATTGATTACATCAGCAAAAAAACCGAATCGATGATCGATGATGTCATCGCTGGCAACATCGATCCCGACGCGTTTGCCGATATGATCGGACTGGAATTCGCTGGATTGATCCAGAAAAAATTGCGTTCTATCACCGATCCGCCAAACAGTCCGATCACGGTCAACGTAAAAGGTTCCTCTAATCCATTGATTGATACAGGGCATTTAGTCGGAAGCATCCGGCATGAGGTGGAGTAGATGAAGCAGTTTCAATTCGCGGATTTGATCAAGGAATTCAAAGTACCTTTTACTTACTATGAGGAAACCGAGGGTTATTGGCATAAAGGGGAATATATTGAGGGCAGCACAACACCGGTTCAATTGTACGGTGTTTTTTTGCCGTTGTCGGAAGATGATTTGCAGTATTCAGAAGCGGGAACGTACAGTGCGAAAGATAAAAAGCTGTACACGACCGTTCCCTTGAAGCTGAACGCAAAAATTGAATACAAAAGCGATTTTTATACGGTTCAAGGTTTCAAAGACTATAGTGATTATTCAGATACTCACATCTATATCGCAAGGTGGCGGGAGAAATGATTCAGAAAATCAAAAGTATCATCGTTCAGGCGATTGAAGATATAGGGATGGAGATCATCCCGGCAAATACAACAAAGCCAAAGCCACCACTGCCGTATGCGACTTACAATATCATTGCTCCTTACATCCCAGAGAGAGGAAAGGGGAATCTTTCTGTTTATCAGGATGGGGATTCCACTTTTCTAAAGCGGGATGAGCAATACAAAATCACCGTTTCTTTCAATGTTTATAGCAAGGAAAATGAATCAACCATTGATTGGGCGATTAAGCTCCGTCAGTGGTTTTTATTTTGGGGTTTAGATTTTATCCAGGAACAAAATGTTGCGGTCGTCAACGTGGGGAACATCGAGAATCGAACAGTTTTTTTGATTGATTCCTACGAGTATAAGCATGGATTTGACGTACAGCTGCGGCTCACTAACGAGCAAATACGGACAGTCGAAACTATTGAAAATATCGATTTAGGAGGTATGTAACAATGCCATTGCAAGATGTGACAGTCACAATTGATATTCAGAAGCCAAGCGGTGTAGTGGGGCTTGGAAAACCTTTAATCCTGACTGAAAGAACAGGGTTAAGCAGCTATAAAAGTTATGCCGATATCGATGCGGTAAAAGTTGATTTCCCCGAAAGTACAACAGCCTATAAAAAAGCGGCAGCAATTTTCTTGCAAAAAAATCATCCGGCTGAAATTGCAATTGCGACATATGATCCGGCCGGGGCTGAACCGATGGATGCGGTCGATGCGCTAAGCAAATACTTTGACGAAGATTGGTACTTTCTCATTGCGACAACAACAGATGAAGCCGAACAACTGGAGTTAGCAGATTATATTGAAACGCAAGGATTCAAAATGTTTGCAGTTCAAATAACAGACAAAGAAAATCTTTCTGCTTTCAAGAATTACGACAGAACGATCACGTTCTATCATCCTATTGCGAATGAACACGCAGACGCCGCATTAGTCGGAGGAATCGGGTCTATGCCTGTTGGTTCAGCAACTTGGAAATTCAAGGAATTGAAAGGCATATCGCCAATATCCATTACAAAATCTGAATTGAATGAAATTCATTCCTATCACTCTATTTGCTACGTCACAAAAGCTGGCCAGCCACAAACAAGCGAAGGTACGGTTGGTAGCGGTGAGTACATCGATGTGATTCATGGAAAGGACTGGATCAAAGTTGAGCTTGAAACAAGAATTCAACAACTGATGAGCAACACAAGCAAATTACCATATGACAATCGAGGAATTAGCGCGCTTGAATCCGTTACGCTTGAAGTCTTGCAACTCGCATATCAAAACGGTATCATTGCTGAAAACGCTGAAAAGCAGCCACTTTACTCAACAAATTTCCTTTCTCGTGAAGAAGTAAACGCCATGGACCGCAGTAATCGGAGATATAACGGCGGTTCGTTTCAGTTTGAATTAGCTGGAGCGATCCATAACGCAGATATCAAGGGCGTCATCATCGCATAATTAGGGAGGGATAGACAATGCCAGAAATAAGAACATATGACGCGACAAATGTAACTGTTACAGTAGATAGCAAGTTTATTACTGGATTTGCAGAAGGTAGTTTCGTAGAGTGCGAGAAAGACGAAACCAATTTTGATGTGAAGGTTTCTGCGCAAGGCGACGTTTCTATTGCTAAAAGGAATAATACGCTTGGAACCATCACAATCACGCTTTCGCAGACATCTCCGAGCGTCAGTTTCCTTGATTCATTGGCAAACAGTGGGAAGATGTTCCCTATTTCCGTCATCTCTAACAATGAAGTGAAAGAAAAAGTTTACGGAACAAAAGCAATGGTTGAAAAACCGGCCAACAAAACTTTCAGCGATGAAGCAGAAGACCGAGAGTTCACCATCAAAGTCTTTGACTACAAAGTTGAATAATCCCATGAGCATGAGTAGGAGAATTTTTTCTCCTACTTTTTTATTAAAAAAATCGGTTGTTTAAGGAGGATACACAATGGCAAAAAAAGGTTCTCAAAAAACAATTGAAGTCGAAGGAAAAAAATATATTTTGCAACATCCTGGAACACGCTTTTCTGTGAAAATGCGGGATATGGCAAATGTCAATGGCCAATTTGTTGAAGAAAAATACTATGAAGAAATTATGAAACATGTCATCTTTACGGAAGATGGAAAGCAAACAAATTGGGATTATTGGGATGAAAACGAAGGCTTTAATGAGGTAATCATGGAAGCTGTTCGGTTTCTTAACGCGTAAACCGAAGCCCAAAAGTTATTATAGAACCCTCGCCCAAAAGAATTGGCTCTTTTGGAGGCCAATCATGGAGAGGGTTCTTTCTTATTCTGAAGCCTGCGAAATGGATATTGACGAATTACACGAAATCAATGCGGCTTTAGATATTTATATTGAGCAAAAAAACAAAGCCAATAAGGCTAGTGTGAAGGGTGGTAAGAAATAGATGGATACCCTTCGCGAAATGGTTGTTTCCATATTGTTTGATGCCGATCAATCCCCGTTGCAAGAGTTGAATCGGACAACAAATCAATTTCAAAACCTAGTGCGGGAATCTACTCCGTATCTGCGAGGAATGGCTCGAGAAATCAATCAAGTCAATCGCATGGCTCGGCAATTGAATGATACTCTTGACGTCGATCATCGAAAAAAACTGGATGAAATGCGGCAAGCAATTCATGAGCAAGCCCAAGCTATGCGGGAATTTTATAAACAGCAAATCGATGTTAAATATGGCTATTTCCAATTAGCCAAGAGCGCCAAAACGTTTCAAGGCACTAATGGGGTATTTATCAAACAGATTAAAAATCTTGGAATTCAACAAAAGAAACTAAATGATGAAATATTGAAACGGAATGAGTTAGCGAAGCAAGGCCTTTTTCAATCAGTCGGTACAGTTCTCGCACGAAGCACACAAAGCGAAAAGATTATAGCAAACTTTAATAGAATGGGTAATCCACTTTATACGTTGAACAATGGCTTGTTGAGAGTAACACAAGGCCTTGAAAACATGGCTAAGCAAGGAAACGCAGCCGTTCTCGCTCTGAAAATGCTAGGTCCTACAGCTGATATGAAAAAGCTACGAGACATGACCATGATGATTAACCAAGGGATAATGCGCTATCAATCTGTAGCACTAGCTGCCGCCGTTGTTTCCGGAATCATGCTTGCTGTACTTACAAAAGCAGCGATGGGACCAGACCCGAAGGAAGTGAGAGCGCGTCAAAATGAGATTTCAAACATCTACAAACAAGCATTTGCGGAACGTGTCAACGAGATTAAGAATTTCGTTGGATTGTTTGAAAAGGCAAGTTTAGAACCGGTTAAGAAAGCAGATTTAACAAAGGCGTTGCAAAGCCAAGTGACTGCCATCCGAACATGGATGACGAATCTGCAAGGGCTTGCGAAAAAAGGCGTGGATGAAGGTCTCATTAAAGAGTTGCAAAAAGCAGGTCCAGCAGCTGCAATGCAAGTCAAAGCGTTGAACTCCATGTCAAAAAAGGAGTTAGACAAATATGTGACGCTTTGGAGAGAAAAGAACAAACTTGCACGCCAACAAGCAACATCGGAACTCGCAAAACTGCGCCAGGAAACACAACGAAAAATCCAAGAGTTGCAACAATCGTTGAAGCCGTTAGGTATCGAGTGGGAAAAATTCAAGAAGGTATGGGCATCGGCGTTAAAGCCGTTCGTTGACATGTTCAGCTTGATTGCGGCGAAAATAGTGCATGTCGGAACGGTGATCGGCCAATTTTTCAATAAATTGAACGAAATCAACCCAATTTTCACAAAAATGATTTTTGGATTTTTGACGTTAGTGCCGATTTTGACGCTTATTTTATCTCCTTTGGCTATTGGAATTGGGCTATTAAATGGGCTAAAGGCTGCATTTGCAGCAAACTGGATGGTTATCAGACCACTCGTAACCGGTTTGGCCACTATGATGGGCACGGTGGTAATAGTTGCAGCTGCAATTGTGGGGCTAAGCGCCGCGCTTTATATTCTTTGGAAACGGAATGAAACATTTAGAAATGCTGTCATTAACACCTGGAATGCAATCAAGCAAAAAGCCCAGGAAGTATGGGGGTTCATCCGTCCATATATCGACCAGGCCGTTTCAGCGGTGGTCGGATTCGTACAAGAAAAAATAGCCGCGTTGAAAACTTTCTGGGATCAAAACGGCGCTCAAATCGTGCAAGCTACGAAAAATGTATTTAACTTTTTGGCTCCAATTGTCCGAGGCGCTCTATCAGTGATAGGCGCTATTTTTAATGCCGTCTTTCCGGTGCTGGTTGCATTGGTGAAGTCGGTATGGGGTAACATCAAGGGCGTGATTAACGGCGCTCTAAACGTCATTATGGGCCTTGTCAAGGTATTTTCCGGCTTGTTTACCGGTGACTTCGGTAAGATGTGGGAAGGAGTCAAACAAGTTTTTTCGGGTGCGATCCAATTCATTTGGAACTTTATCCAACTTTCCATGTTCGGAAGAGTGCTTAAAGCCGGAAAAGCGTTCATTGTCGGATTTAAAAATGTCTTTGTTGCGCTTTGGAATGGCTTGAAATCGCTGTTTTTTGGTAGCGTCAAAGCAGTCTGGAACTTTCTTGTCAAAGGATTCACCGGAATGCGAAATGCGTCAGACGCTATCTTTAGAGGTTTGAAAAATTCAGCGCTAGCCATTTGGAATACTTTGCGCGGTGGTCTATCCGGCTTAATTTCTCGCATTGTAACAGGTGTTCGAAATGCCTGGACAACAGCGAAAAACTATACAACGCAAATGTTTGAAAAAATCAAAAATGCTGTGACGAAACGGTTTGATGACATTGTAGGAGCTGCCAAAAAGCTTCCTGAAAGGATTGGATCCGGAATAAAAAACATGTCTCACAAGGCATTGGGTGGCATCAAACACCTAGCAAACTCGCTTGTTGGCGGGCTTGCGCAAGGTGTGAATGGCGTCACTGGCGGTATCAACTGGGTTTTAGATAAGATCGGCGTGAAAAAGAAAATACCGAAATGGGAACCGCCTAAATATGCCCAAGGAACAAACTTCCACCCGGGCGGTCCGGCAGTCGTTGGAGATGGCGGCGGACCGGAATTGATCCGAACTCCGTCCGGACAAGTTGGGCTATCTCCGGCTACAAGCACGCTCGTGTATCTGCCGAGAGGAACCGAAGTTTTGCCGCATAGAGAAACAAAAGGTTTACTAGAATCCGGCTTGCTTCCTGCTTACAAAGATGGGGTTGGCAATGGTCTTTTACATCGAGCCTGGGAAGGCGCCAAAAACGTTGCCGGAAAAGTCAAAGACATTGCTTTGGATGTGTGGTCGTATATCACGAAACCTGCCACACTCATGAAAAAAGTGTGGGAAAAACTTGGCGTGAAAGCTCCAAGTGTTGCCGGAGCATTCGGCGACATTGGAAAAGGCGCAATCAAAATGCTGAAAGACAAGGCAATTTCTTTTGTGAAAAAGAAACTCGAAGGATTTATGTCGTTCGGTGGAGGTAAAGTATCCGGCAGCGTTTCACAATGGGTTCGTGCTGCAATGACAATTACCGGGGTTCCTGATTCTTGGTTCAAATCTCTCGTTACGATTGCGATGAGAGAGTCAGGCGGTAATCCACGGGCAATTAACTTATGGGATATTAACGCTAAACGTGGGACTCCGTCCAAGGGGTTGTTCCAAACAATCGACCCGACGTTCAATGCATACAAGCTACCTGGGTTTAATGACATTTGGAACCCGATACACAATGCCGTTGCTGCAATTCGCTACATCCTCGCAAGATACGGAACAGTGTTTAACGTTCCAGGCATCAAAAGATTGATGCGAGGAAAGGGATACGTCGGCTACCGACAAGGCGGAATTGCAACAAAACCGCAATTAGCGACGTTGGCCGAGAAAGGTTGGAAAGAGTACATTATTCCGACTGAACCGAGTATGCGAAAACAAGCGCTTTCGCTTCTTGAACAGGCGAATGCCGAGCTTGGGTACAGTCCAAGTGGCAGCGGTTCAAGCGGCTATACGTCATATGGCAGCATGTCCAGCGATGGCCGTCCATCTGTTGTGTTCTCTCCAAATGTAGAAATCAATATACAGGGAGCAGATATAGAAGCGGCCGGAAGTTTAGAATCGGCTGTCAATCGCAAACTTGATGAGATGTGGAAAATGTTCTTAGACATTTATGAAACGGAGGTGGTTCGTTAATGGCTAAGCTAGGGAACTATAACCTATTCGTCATCAGCGAATCGCCTCAATTTTCTGTTGAAACAACGTCCTATCCGGTTGAAAAAGGGATTGCGTTCACTGACCACGTGAAACCGGAGCCGGAAACAATGCAGCTGGACGTATTTCTGTATGGCAGCAACCATCAGAAACAGTTGGATCAACTGAAAAGCTCGATGTACAAAGGCGAAATCATGAATTATGCTGGCCGGTTCATCATGAGAAATGTCATCATTGAGGACATTTCTCCTAACGCTTCAGATATTGTAAACGGTATTACCGTTACGATAAAGCTAAAACAAATTCGCATAGTAACAACGCCTTACGTTAAGCCGAAACCTCAAGTAAAAAAGCCAACAAACAGCGGGAAGAAACAACCAACGCCGAAAAAACCGGCGAGCAAAAATAAACCGGTATATCACATCACGAAACGTGGCGACACATACTGGGGATTGTCCAAAAAATACGGAACATCCATTTCTCAATTGAGAAAATGGAATAAATACCCCGATAGAAAAATTCCTATCGGGGTAAAACTGCGGGTCAAATAGAAGGAAGGTGAAAACGTGAGGGTCATTGAGATTGAAAAGGAAAACCTTCCGGAAATTTTTGATATTGAACTAGGTGTGGAACTTTTCACGCTAGAGATCGATTACAACGAAGCCGGAGACTTTTTCACAGTGGATCTATATCAGTACGACAATCCTGATCCACTTGTATTAGGCGAAAAATTGATGCTAAATCAGCCGTTGTTTAGAGACATCGAGGACGGTCGCTTTCCTGCGCCAACGTTAATCCCAGTTGACCCTTCAGGAAAAGAAAGCCGTATCACATGGGAAAATTTCGGCGTAACAGTATTTTTAGTGGTAGATGATGGCGATGACAATGAGTAAGCTTTTTGGTCGTGTTATTAAAGTGAAAACAAGCGGTTTCACTTTCACAAATGACAATTTAGAAATACGATTTACGGTTCCGTTTGACGATGATCCAAAGCCCAATATATCGAAAATAGAAATATTCAATCTATCTCACGACACTATTAACCGCATCAAACGAGGGGCAACATGCACGATTGAGGCGGGTTATCGCGGTGACTTTGGTGTGATCGCAGCTGGAAAAGTCACAAGTGTTCTCACTCGGCGTGAAGGTGTCGACAAAATTACTACCATCACCGTCATGGAAGGTGATGATTATTCGCGCATTAAAGTAACTGCAAAAAGTGCGACCGATAAGAAAAGTTTGAAAATCACATTCAAGAAGGGTACAAAAGCATCAGTAATCATCAAACGCCTTTGCAGTGTGTTAGGCATCAAATTGGCCTACATGAAGTTGCCAAGGAACGTTACTTACAAAAAAGGATATACGGTGACTGGGTTGATTCTTAACAACCTGGAAGAAGTGGTTAGGGATTGCGGTGCTTCTATGTACTACCGCAGAGGTCAAATGGTGATTCGAAGCATCAAAGAGGGAACAGACGAGCGCTTCATTCTGAAAGAAGAAACCGGGTTGATTGAAAGCCCGGAACCATTCGAAGAAGAAGGTGTCAAGGGATACAAGGCCAAATGCTTGCTGCAGCATCGCATCACAACAGCAAGTATTGTTGAGATTCAAAGTAAGACGGCAAAAGGGAAGTATCGTGCTCGAAAGGGCGAACATCGGGCGGATGGAAACGACTTTGTCACCGAATTCGAGGTGATTTGATGGCAAGAGATACAAAATTCTTAGACGCGTTTGCGCGTCAAATCAAACTATCTATTCATACAATTGCTCCGGCCAAAGTGGTTCGGTTCGATGAAAACGAACGAAAAGCGGACATTCAATTGCTCTTTATGACGGTCTATAAAGACGGAACGAAAGAGGCGTATGGCTTGCTGGAAGACGTACCGGTGTTATTCCAGCGCTTTAAATTAAACAAAGGGCAATCCTTTACAGCTACAATTAACGGCGTTACACAAACGGTCCAAGTCGAACAGGACCTTGTGTACACGCCGTTTTTGCGTGCCGGTGATATTGTCATAGTCGGCTTTGCTGAACGCGCGCTTGATAATTTGACGAATCGTCCGTTTGATCCGGAATTCCATCGAACTCATGATGTGCAAGATGCCATTGTATTGGGGGTGCTGATGTGAGAGCGCCAAAAATTGTTGACGGTGACATTGTTTTTGAAAACGGAGATGTTGTGATGATAGAGGGCGACGACGAATTAGGTCAATCGCTCGAAAGTGTTTTCCAAACGCGTAAAGGCGAATGGTTCCTAAACGAAAATTTTGGTTTAGATCGAGAGCCTTTTCTCACGAAAAAGTTCGACGAATTGTTAGCAGCTGATGCAATTGCTGAAGCAGCTGCACAAGAAGAGCGTATACAACAAGTTGAAAATGTTTCGTTCAAACGGGAAGGGCGTTCGCTGAAAGTAGATGTTACCTTTGTCAAATCGGACGGCCAGTCACTCCAATTGGAAGGGGTGGATGTTGATGCTTGATGCAACCGGCTTTAAACGAAAACGATACACCGAGCTTGTAGATGATATGACACTTAAAGCGCAAGAGCTATTCGGTGAAGATATCAACGTAAGCGAGAAATCTTTTCTTGGTATCCTCATTCGTTTGTTTGCATGGTTTTTAGCCTTACTTTGGGAAGTGGCGGAAAAAGTCTATAATAGCGGCTATATGCACAAAGCGGAAGGGATTCAACTCGATCGCAAAGGATGGGAATTCGGAATCACTCGTTTGCAGGAAGCGCACGCGCAAGGGACGATTGAAATACGTGGTACACCTGGTTTTGTCGTGGAAGAAGGAACGCTATTTGAAACGTCAAGCGGCGTTTTGTTTGAACTGACAGAAAACGTCACGCTGGACGAAAACGGCGTCGGAACAGGACTTATTGTCTGTACTGAACCGGGGACAAAAGGGAATGTGGTAGTCAACAGTATTACGATTGTCAGCAATCCAAATGAGAATATCACGAGCGTGACTAATCCAGAACCAACAGAAGGCGGCCGAGCACGAGAAACGGACGCTGAATTTTTGGAGAGGTACCAACAAACTTTATCTGGATTAGGTTCCAGTACAACCGACTCTATTCGTTCGGAATTGTTGAAATTGAATGGTGTTCGCGCTGCGGTTGTCATAGAAAACACACAATCTACTCCAGATGAAGCAGGGAGACCACCGAAAAGCGTATCAACGTATATTCTTGGTGGTGATCCGGACGAAATTGCTCAAGTTATCTTTTCGAAAAAAGCAGCAGGAATTGAAGCATACGGAACAGAGCAAGTTGAAGTATTCGATATGGCCGGTTTTCCGCATACTATCGGATTTAGTCGGGCGACCGAAGTGCCGATTTCGATTCAACTGACGATTCAAAAGAACGACCGTTTTCCAGCCGATGGTGTACAGAAAGTAAAAACCGAGCTAGTGAAATATATCGGCGGCGAAGATGCAGATGGAACATTTTACACCGGCTTAAACATGGGGGAAGCGGTGATTTTTTCTAAGCTAATCAACAGAGTGTATAAGATTGATGGGATTGATGATATAGAGTTGCTTGTGGGTGTGAAAGGTCAAACATTAGGTACAAATAATGTCGCAATAGACATTACGGAAGTAGCACAGATTTCTCATGCAGACATTGAGGTGCAAGTTACATGAGTTTCTTAACGGAAATGTTATCCCGGTTGACGGATAGATATCGAAAAGACCCGGACAGCAGCATTGGAAAAGTAATCAAAATTCTTACGGACGAACTCGATTTGCTGAAGGAAACATTTGACCGTATCGAAGAATGGAGAGATGTAGAAAAGGCAGAAGGCGCGGTCCTGGATGATTTAGGGATGAATGTAGGCCAACCTAGGGGAGCGGCAACAGATGAGATTTATCGTATTTTATTACGCTCCAAGGTGGCTAGAAACCTTTCAGACGGCACGATTGACACGATTATTCGTGTCATTTCGATTGCCGTCAATGCCGATCCAGAAGAAATAAGGATCCAAGAACTTTATAACGATCCACACAAGCCGGAGCCAGCTGCAATCGGATTGATTCGGATTCCATTGCGGAAGCTGAACGAGGTAGGAATGTCGCCAAAACAATTCGTTCATGTCGTGCAAAAAACCGTTGCTGCCGGTGTTCGGGTTGCAAGCGTTGAATTGTCGGGTACATTCTCTTTTGCTTCTCAACCCGATGCATCGGAATATAGCGATGCGCAAGGATTTTCTGACATTGACCAAAAGGTTGGGGGATACTTAGGGGGATTATTCATCGATGCAAATGATACAGAATTGCCAGTTTAGGAGAGGTGAGGGATATGCCTTTTGATCCAAATAACTTGCCGGAATGGAATGCACCAGGCGTTGAACCGCCGAAAAGCAAGAAGGATAGCGGTTGGGGAATACAAGAAAAACCGCCTGCCGATTGGTTTAACTGGTTTTTTAACAGAACCTATAACGCTCTAAAATCTCTTTTCACAAATGCGCAACATAAAGAAGAAAAAGGGCAGCCAAACGGGTATGCAAGCTTGGACGGTAATGGGAAGGTTCCATCTAGTCAACTGAATATTACAAAATCTCAAGTTGGACTGGGAAATGTTGATAATGTCAAACAAGCATCAAAAACCGAGTTTGATGCCCATGCAAATGATACAATTCGGCATGTCACCCAAGCCGATAAAGATAGATGGAATGCGATGCTTCCTGCTGCCAACTATACTGCGGCAGATGTTTTGAATAAGATAAAAACAGTAGACGGATCCGGAAGCGGATTGGATGCAGATACTATAGACGGTAAACATTTTTCTGATATTCAAGCAGACGCACAAGCAAAAGCAACTACGGCGGGTCAAAATGCAATTAATTGGGCTAAAAGCTATGGTTTAAGTGCTAATAAGATTTTAGCAGCTGATACAGATTTAAATACTATTGTTGAAACAGGATTTTATTACACAAACAATGCGATAAACAGACCAAGCGGGATAGAAGCTGATGGAAATGGGTTTTTACTTGTTCAAAAGCATGAATCTGATGCAAATTATGTTTCTCAAATATATATTCCGTATAGAGAAAATGTTGTGTTTACAAGAACAAGAAAAGCAGGGAGTTGGACAAGCTGGAAGCAACTCGAAACGACCGCAGGAGCTCAAGAAAAAGTAGACGCACATGCAGCTGATTCCGAAAAGCATATTACCGCAGCAGAGCGCAACGCTTGGAATAACAAATTTGACTCATCAGAAGTCGTAACATCGGCGGCTGCAAACAAGGTTTTGAAACTCAACGCAAGCGGTAAACTTCCTGCATCAATAACAGGAAATGCTGACGGAAACGCTGCAACGGCAACAAAATTACAAACAGCTAGAACACTTTCATTATCCGGTGATGTAACTGGATCGGCTTCATTTGATGGATCAGCGAATGCCAACATTTCCGCAACATTAGCGAACAGCGGCGTAACACCGGGAACATATCCGAAAGTTACTGTTGACGCGAAAGGTCGAGTAACAGGCGGTCAATCATTGTCTGCTTCTGATATTCCAAACCTTGATTGGTCAAAGATTACAACAGGAAAGCCAACAACGCTGTCCGGATATGGAATTACAGACGCGATCCCATCAAGCCAAAAAGGTGCGGCCAATGGTGTTGCTTCACTTGATGGAAGTACAAAAGTTCCAACATCTCAATTGCCGAATGCAAGTACAAGCGCGGCGGGGATTGTTCAATTAGTCGATTCTACATCCAGCACAAGCACGACACAAGCGGCAACAGCAAACGCAGTTAAAAAAGCATTTGACCGGGCTGTATCGGCTGAAAATAATGCGAAATCGTATACGGACACCGAAGTCGGTGAAGCGATGTTAGCACTAAGTTTGCACGCTGGATCGGGTGGGGATGCGCATCCGGCAGTTACATCATCCATGGCAGGTTTTATGACTCCTGAGCAAAAAGCAAAACTTGATGGCATTGCAGCAGGCGCGGAAGTGAATCAAGCAGCTTTTTCAAGAATAAGAGTTGGGCAAGACGTAGTAATAGCCCGTGGTAAAACAGACGAATTGGAGCTGGTTCCTGGAAGCGGTATAGTATTAACACCAGTTGATCTTGCCGAGAAGAGGCTAGTTCATATCCAAGTTAAAGATGACTTTATACTACAACCATTACCAATGAATGCATTATGGTCAGGAGCTCTATATATGCAAGCTTCTCAGACTGTAATGCCAAGCAAACCTTTGTCACAATGTCGAAATGGTTGGGTATTAGTTTGGTCTGATTATGATCCTGGGGTTGGATCAAATGATGCTGATTTTCATGTCACACTAATCCCGAAAAAATATAGTGAAATGTATTCCGGGAAAATCTTTTTTGCAATGGTTCCTGTTTATGCTACATCGACAGTAGTAGATTATATCATTAAAAAACTTTACATTTACAATGATAGAATTGTCGGACATGATGATAATATGTCTGGAAACGATGGAAACAACACAAATGACGTTGTACTTAGAAACATTTGGGAGTGGTGAGCATGAAAATCTATATCAGCATAGATAATGAAAACAGACTGTTAGGGTGGGGAAGCACTTGCAGCAGTGAAAGTGATATAGAAATTGAAGTGCACGAAGATCACGAAGTTTTGCGGAATCCGTTCATTTTTAAATATGAAAACGGAGAATTAATCAAAGACATTGAATATCAACAACAATTGATTAGAAAAAGAGAAGAGATAGAAAACCAACCGACACTTGAAGAGCGCATTCAAATCATGCAAAAAGCATTAGATGATTTATTACTAGGAGGTATGGAGTGACATGGCTGCATACTTAGCCCAACGCATTCTTGATGGAGCATATACGTATGATTTCGTAATCCAGCGTCGTCCTGATTTAAAGTCTGGAATTGACCTTTATCTGCGGGAAAAAGGCCGAGAGGATTTAATTACTTAAGGTAAATGTGTTGAGTGCTATTATGCCGATATTGAAGAAGGCTATTAACGGTAAAACGCCATGATGATGGCGTATTTTTTATGCCTTTTTTTAGATGGGAGGTTGCGAAATTGGAGCAAAAAGATTACGAACGCATTGCCACATTAGAGACCCAACTCGCAGCGTTATCAAAAAGTCTCGAAAGAATTGAAAATAAATTGGACGCTTATAGCGCAAATTTCCTAACCAGAAATGAAGCTGAATTGCGTTTCGGTCAAATAGAAACGCAACTTGAGCAAATTGAAAATCGCTTAGATAAGCAGGAAAAAAACAAGAAAGATAATATTTCGCTGTTTTTGAGTTTCTGCGCATTAGCAGTAACCTTTATTTTTTCACTATTAAATTACCTGAAAGCCTGAAAGGATGATTTCACATGGAAGCTATTCTATCAATTGAATTCACTGCATATGTGGCATTAGCCGTTTTGCTGTACGCAATCCGTCAAGCAACCAATCTTTCGAATCGCTACATTCCGATTGTCGCAGTTGTACTTGGCGTTGCTTTCTCTATTTTTGAAGCCAGCGCTTTCTCATTTGAGGTTTTAGTAAACGGATTAAAATATGCCTTGTATGGGATCGGATCCGTCGCTGCAATCAAGTATGCATTAGAAAAAGTGGAAGGAGAGGATAAATAATGGTTCAAATCAAAAAACAACTGGTCTCAAGCCGTAAGAATACCTACACCGGTATAAATGGACGTAAATATATAACCATCCATGAAACAGACAATACGAATAAAGGCGCAAATGCTCAAGCACATGCAAACTTGCAGTCGAGGGGAAATTCAAGATCAGCTTCTTGGCATTGGACAGTTGATGACAAAGAAGCCATACAATCTTTTCCGCATACGGTGCGCTGTTGGGCTGCTGGAGACGGCGAGGGAAACGGAAACTTTAACTCTATTCATATTGAAATATGTGTCAACAGTGACGGTGATTTTAATAAAGCTGTTGAAAATGCGGCAGCACTTACAAGAATGATTATGGAACAAGAAAATATTCCACTATCGAATGTAGTTCAACACAACCATTGGAGTGGGAAAAACTGCCCACGTAATCTGAGATCGGGTTCAAAAGGTATGACGTGGAATGATTTTTTAAATATGGTTGTTGGGAAAAAGGTTGATACACCAAAAAAAGAAGTTAAGCCCGCACAAACAAAAAATAAAACGAATATCATAGTTGACGGAAAATGGGGGAGTGAAACGACAAAAGCGCTACAAAAAGCGTTAGGAACGGTAGTAGATGGGGTGATTAGCAGTCAACCGCGGAACCACGTTACGGCAGCTATTTACGACGGAATCACTTGGGGAACAAAAGGCAGCATGATGGTACGTGCATTACAAAAGAAAGTGGGCGCTAAGGTTAACGGGAAATTAGACTCGGAAACAATCCGCAAGTTACAAAAATATCTCGGTACGCCGATTGATGGGAAAATCAGCAGACCAGAATCTTTGATGGTGAAAGAGTTGCAAAGACGGTTGAATGAGGGAACTTTTTAATGCTCACAAAAAAGCACGGCCTTTCGGTCGTGCTTCATATTTCTCTATATTTTTGAAAATATTCTCTATGTCTTTTAATATATTGTTTTCTTCTGTTTTTAAAAACAGGTCTGACGAGTTTCCACAGCTCATTTGAAACATCGAATTCATATTCATCCCCGCACAAAGCATTCAAATCCTCCAGGAAAGACCCTTCTGTCAGATAATACTCCTCCATAATGCCGCATTTTTCGATAACAAGAACACCATCTTCATTCCTAAATAGTTTGATTTTTCCCACTTAATACCCTCCTTCATCAAAGTCTTCAATTTGATCGTAGCTTTCCCTGAATCTATAAAACCACTCAGGGAAAGAGAGGTATTCCCCTTCATCTTCTATACCAATTCCCTCGATCGCATCAAAGTACAGTTCATAGATGCGATCAAACGGTGCGTCACCCAAAAACTTAGAAATTTCCTCTTCAAGCACCGGATTCAGCTCACTATCAACGTAATTCTTAACCCAATCCCAGTCTTTTTTGACTGGGATTTTGTCTTCATACCCTTGATAAACCCGTTTAGCCTCCCTCAGTGTAATGAGCCAAGTGGATCCACTTTTCCGGATTTCAGATCGTCTAAACTTACTGCGCCGGAGATCCCGCCGGACGGATCCTTCCGGCAGGGAAAACATTTCTTCAACTTCAGCTGGGGTGACGACGTCATAGAGGAACATTATGCAACAACCCCTTTCATTTTTGCTATTCTTCTCATAGCTTGGAATATTTCTTCACGATAGTTCCCTTTACCACTTTGACGAACAAAACATTTTTCGTCAAAGTCATAATATCCTTTGAATGGAACTTTTCGAGTTACAATATTTCCAAAATTATTGATCAAAACATTCATATCACCTTCAATATATAAACGATGTTTTCCGTAGTTTTTCCATTCTTTCGCAGTGTAGCTTTTCAAAACAATACTTGATCCTTTTTTCACGATAGCCCAAGCAGCTTTTAGCGCTAATGCCATTCTCGCGATCCAGTCACCTTCCATTTGCTTAGCCATTTTAACCGCCATTTGCATAACTTCTTTAGCTTTCATTTTTTATTCCTCCTTCATTTGATTCGAATTCGTATCAATTTCTGATTTTATTATATGATACGAATTCGTATCAGTCAACCTTTTTTAAAAAATTTTTTGCATAAAAAAATCCACTCACTCGAGTGGATAGGAAAACAGATGTATTTCCGGAACATCACTGAACCAGCACATACCTTTTAGATTCGGTAGATACGCTCTATTCTCTTCATAGCAGGAAAGGTGATAAAAAGTATTGCTCTGATCGAAATAAAGCACTTGAAATTTTTCAAACGCTTCTCTACATATGGGGCAACGCTTGTTCATGGGATCACCTTCTTTTTGATCACATATTATTATGAAGTGAGAAATATGCAAAATCGCGATAATTGAATTATCTGAGCTAGATCATGCAGAAAAATTTAATTTTCTATAGAAGAAAATGAAATTATTTGTGAAGAAAAATAAAAAATCCCCCTTTTAAAAATTAGGAGGATACTTAGGAGGATATTTTTTCATGTTTGGCGGACGTTTATAATCCCATTTACCTTCATTTATATCCTTTTCAATTGTTTTAATATATTTTTTTAGTTCAACGGGCATCTCATCACTTTCCAGCTCATCCATTGTAAAAGTGATCATTTGAGCGCCTGCAAAGTCCATGACTTGGACATGCCTTTTCGTCCCCTTAAAATATGACAGCATGATGTGGTATCTACCCTTACTTTGATATCTGCCCATTCGTTTCACCCTACTTTTCGTTTCTTTATTGGACCAATTGAAAGAATGTTGGATCGTTTAAACGTTCGGAAAGTTTTTCGAAAGTGGCAGTAAGCGCGAATGTATTTATCGTTAAAGTCTTTTACCGTAATCAATCTTTCAGTTATTACCCCTTGATCGGTCATGTAGATCATCTTTAAAGCAAAACCATTATTTTTAGCATTCAGCAGCAAACCGTTCATAATTCCACCTCGCAAAAGGAACGTTTGTTCTTATTATAACCGAATATATGTTCTGCTAAAATGAAAATTTTTGGGAATAAAAAAATCCCTTCCTATCGGAGGAGGGATTTTTTATTGATCTGCTTCAATTGAAACATTAAAAAACCCTAAATCTTTTTCAAATAAAATATTTACATTAAATCCGTTATCTTTAAAATCGGTTTGAATTTCACCGGAATCTAAAAAATCAATAAAGTAATTTTGATCAATATTTAAAACAGAACAAACAGTTGTCAGCACAGTAAAAGCTTTTTCTGTTGTTTCGGATTCATCAGTAGATGAATTAATGTTAAATAATAATCTTTTGAACTTTTTGTTTTGATCAAATTGAGCTGTAAGCTCAAATGCCTCTTCGCCAACAAGCAATTTGTAATAACCTTTATCATCAAATTCTTTAAATTCAATATCACTTGGGATTTGTTGGTTCCCATCTGAAATAAAGGAATTGTATTTTTCAACAAAAGTAGCAAGCGGAATCGGGAAATCTGGTAAACTTTTTAAAACATCTTCGTTCCCATTTTCGCTGTTGTTTTCTGGTTCATTTATTTGATCATTAGTTTTACTTGCTTCATCTGATCCAGAGCAAGCGGATAAAAAGATTATGAAAGGAATAATAAAAAATAATCTTTTCAATCTTTTAACCCCCGTCATATATTTTAAGTCCATTATAAACCTTTTCATGTGATTTTTGTCATATATTTTCGACAATTTTAGTTGTTTAAGACACGGGGACAAATTGGGGACAAAAGCTACTTGTTGCCACAGAAATTCACTCGGATTGACTAAGTTAGTAAAAAGCAAAACCCTTGATTTTCAAGGGTTTTAAAAATTCACTCTGATTCAAAAAAAACTTAATTTCAATTTATGAGGAATTGAAACATTTTTCCTTCCTATTATATATGTACTCTTTTTTTGTA